AGGAATCAGGACAGTCTCCAGCTGTAGCTGCCGAGATCCTTAAGCAGTCTACCACCAACGTACCGGAAGGTATGATTAGTCGAGCACTTGATGCACTTAACCCATTCATCTCCAATGAAGGTGGTGGTGGTATTCGTATTGATGATACCGTTGCCAGAGAACTAGCACGTTCAGTACGACGAGGAGAAGGCATTGAAGCTACTGCTCGTGATAATGTTCTTACTCAGGTACAGGGCAATATTGAAAATGCTCAGAACCAGGTAAACCAAGCAGAAGCCTTGCTTGCTGATACTCGTCGTCGCGTAGCTGCTGGGCAAAGTGGACTTGCTGCTACTATCCCTGCTCGTGAGGCTGAGTTAGTAAGAGCACGTGCTGCACTGGATGCTGCTGTTAATACTGTGGTAGCTAACCAGGGAAATCTGGTTCCACAGAACTTCCGTTCTAATGCTTCAGTAGAGCGTGAGCGTAGTCGTGAAGATGAAGAACGAGCTAAACGTTATCGAAAATTAGCAGAGGGTTTACCTCCCTATATGCAACCTCGATAAAATCTTACATACTAATAAAGCCCCATCCGGGGCTTTTCTCTTACATTCACTTACTGTACAGTGAATCTTCTTATACGATATAAGTTTGAACAGGAATCATGCTATGTCAACATTTGACCGTCTGGCAGGTTTCGCAGACAGCATCACTACTGCTAAGCAAGTCGATGTCTCTACTGCAACCTCTCGGAAACAAGCTGAACAAGGGCAAAGCCCTTTCCAACTAACCCCACAGAACGCCTACCAATTACAGGCAGGCCGTGCCGGTGATTTAGGTGCTGGTGCATTTGACCCAGGTTCTATTCAGGCAGATTTTACTAATGCCTCTCCTCTTGAAATCATAAACAAATATGGCAATGAGCAAGGGATGGATATCCTCAATGCTCGTGTCAATGCAGCTAATGCTGTTCGTCGTGATTTAACTAAGAGTCGTACATATGGTGAAGCACTTGGTGATACCCTTTCTGGTGTTGGTCTTGGTGTTGCTAATACCCTTGGGGGCATTGCTGCTCTTGGCACAGGCTTGGTCAATGATAATGCCGGGGCATCCATTGCTTCCGGTCTTGATTGGTTGAACAAAGGTGTACACAACTTACAATCTGATGCACTTAATGCACGACGTAATGTAGTACAGAACCAGAACGTAATATCTGCACAGGAAAATGAGAAACAGTATAAGCAGGATATTGATAAAGGAGAAAGTGAACTCGTTGCTTCCTTATCTCGTATTGGTCGTGATGCTTATGATTCTGTTGCTAACACTTTGTCCAATGGTATGGCTGCTACAGATGGTCTGGCTGAAGGTGTTGGTTCCCTGTTTACTGGTGGTCCACTTATCCGTGGTGTATCTGCACTTGGTAAAGTAATGGTAGGTGGGGATAAAGCTGTTAAGGGTATTACCCTAGCTGCTGAGTTAGGTTCACGTCCTGCACGTATTGCACAGTCTGCTGGTCGTGTTGCTGCTCCTGCTATAGCAATCGGTGGTATGGAAGCTGGTGGTGCATACCAACAGACTGCCAATGAAATTATGGAAATGCCATTCAGTGAACTAGCTGCTAAATCTCCTGTATACCAACAGCATATTAAAGATGGTTTATCTCCTGAAGAAGCACGTCGTCAGACTGCATCTGAAACAGGTATCACTGCTGCTGGCTTAACTGCTCCAGTTGCTGCTCTTACTGGTCCACTGGTATCTAAGTTTGAACTTAACCCACTTAAGGTAGGTTCACTGGCTGGTGCTGGTTCTAACATGCTTCGTGAAACCGTAGAAGAAGGTATCCAGTCTGGTACTAGCCAGCTTGCACAGAACAAGGCAATTCAGGGTAATGTAGATGCTAAACGTGATCTGCTTAAAGGTGTGGGTGAACAAACTGGGCTTGGTGCATTGTATGGCTTCGGTTCTGCTGGAGTTGCTCAAGCTCCTGGTGCAACTGTTAAAGCTGCTGGTGCTGCCGTTGGTCCTGCTGTACGTACTACCCTGGCTGGTGCTTCTCTGGCTGGTAAAGCACTAGCAAAAGCAGCTTCTCCTATTACTAACATTCTGGTTCAACGTGGGGAAGAAGTTGCTAAGCGTAATGAACAAGCATCCCCTGTATCTGATGCTACGGTTAATGCTGCTGCACAGGAAGCTACTGCTCAGGCAGAGCAGGCCCAAGCAACTGTTCAGGAAGCAGTAGATGCAATGGACATTTCTCCAGAAGAGAAAGCTGCTGCTACTCAGTATGCTGCTGACCTAACTCAGGTAATGAAGTTTGATCCAGTAGAACTGGAACAAGCTAGCCCAGTAATCCGTGAAGCTGTTTCTGGTTCCACTAACCGTGTTGAAGCTATTCAGAAGATGGCTGACTTGGTTAATACTGCTGAAGACCCTAACGTTCAAATGGAAGCTGCAATCCAGATGTATGACAATATCATGTCTATGGATAGCTTCATCAACCGTGACCCGGGTGCATTGGCTAATCTGGAACAAGGCTCTCCTGCTGCTGCAATCGTAGACCAGTTCTCTGGCCTGATGGCTAACGTTCAGAATACACCGAAGGTACTTCGTGCATTCCGTGCCATCCATTCCATGATTCAGGAACAGGCTGAAGCAGGTAAATTGAAAGCTACTGAAGAAGCTAACCAAGCCCAGGCAAACAACATTGCTATGGCTGCTGATATGTCTCCAGAAGTACTGGATGCAGATTCAGTGAACATGGTTCTGAAACATGCAAGTGAAGGTAAGATTACACTGGGGAATCGTCAGCGTGCTGCCCTGCAATCTGCTGCTGCTCTATTGCAAGGAGCACGAGAATTTGATGCTAAAGCAGAAGAACTAGGCTTACGTCCTCAGGACATTGTTAGTAAACAGATTAAAACCGACGAATCTCGTTCTAATGAAGGCCAGTACTCTGCGTTGCAACATGCTAAACGCATTCGTTCTGCGTACAACTCTGGTAACTTCGACCTGGCTTCCGCTTATCTCGACGACTTTATGAAGTTCGCCCAGCACATGCAGAATAAGGTCGGAGCGTTGAATGAGCATTTGATTTCTGGGAATGCGGATAAGAATAAGTCTGTCCATTATCAGGCTCTTACTCCTTCGCGTGAATGGGTACGTAGTCGTACTGGCCTCGGTGTCAATCCGTATGATACCAAGTCGGTTAAGTTTGCCCAGCAAGTAGGACTGGAAGCCAAGACCGTAGCTGATATTGCTAACGCACTTGCTACGGCTTACCCGGAGCTTAATGTTTCTCATGTGAAAGTTACCCCATTGGATTCACGTCTGGACAAGCCTGCTGCCAGGTAGTTAAAGAGTTCCGTCAGGGCAATCTTGATGCTGCTCAATCCCAACAGACCAATGAACCAGTGAATCAGGTTGATGAAACTCCTGTTACGAAACAGGAACCAGTTACCCCTACTGTACAGACTAAACCCTCTGTTAGTGAAGCTGTTAAAACAGAACCTACTATTAAAGAGTCTAAACCACAGCCTGTAAAAGAGCCTGAGAACCAGTCTGAAAAACAGGTTACCGTTGAACAGTCTACTGAATCGGAAAAAGATGCTTATGTGGGAGAGAATACTATTTCCCAAGATACTCTTAATAAATATGGTGACCGTAAAGAGAGTCCTTGGCTCTTTGCTGATGGTACTGTTGTTGGTTCCAATGGTGACCACATTAGCCTGTCTGATGTATTTGGTCATGATGGTTATCGTGACATGTCTCTGGATACTGGTGCTGTACGTTCTACTTTCTACAAAGGTAGTGAGCAACCGTTCGTATCTCTGCAATTGTTTGATAATCAGAAGCTAACTGCTGAACAATTCAATACTGTTCAATCATTCGTAGAAGCAAACAATGCACTGATTCAGATTGGTGTAGATACATCTGGGCTTAATACCAATAACGTTGAGAAAGAAGAAGTATCACTGGCTCAACTGAAAGCAGACTATACCGTTGGTGGCAAACCTCTATCGGGAATGGAAGCAGTGTTCCCTGTCTATAACAATGAAAAGACTCCGAACCAGTTCCTTAAAGCATTTTCTCTACCAGAAGAACCTAAGTCTCGTACCATTGGTTCTGAGTCTCCTTTGACTGATGTTAAGAAAGCACTGTCTTCTGCTGCTCGCTTTGAAGCATTTACTCAAAAAGAAAATAACGCTCTCACAAGTGATGTGATTAAGCGTTACCAGGACTTATTTGAGTTTGGTGAAACTCTGAAGACTACTTTGTCTGACCGTCTGGCTAAGTTCCTTGCTAATAAGGATGTTGGTAAACGTTTTGCAGAAGGTACTGAGGCTAACCGTTGGGTGGGAGGCAAACTGCTGAATATCGTTGAGAAAGACGGTGATACCTTTAAGTTCAATGACCAGTTATTAGAGACTGCTGTACTCGCTGGTTTGCAATGGCGACTGACTGCTACACAGAATGCTGCCATTAAAGACATGCAGGATGTGGCTGCAATTACTGGTGTAAATGCTTCCTTGTTACCAGAAGGTATCCTAGCAGAGTTTGATAATGCTCAAACCTTAGTAGAGGCTACTAACTCTCTGGCTCAAAAGATTGAATCTTATTGGGGGCTTAATCGTAATGCTGATGCACCATTGGGTTATACCAAGGGTATCCCTATGGCAATGGCTACAGAAATTCTGTCTTCTCTCATTGAAATGGGTGAAGTTAAAGAAACTTTGCTTGATGTTTCTGAGATTGATCCAGAATCTAACAAGACTGTTGGTCTGTATACCATTGAGAAGTTAGATGATAATGATGCCATTAACAAATTCCCTACTGCTATCGAGGAAGCTGTTCTTGTAGAACCAGTAGAGAAACTGTATCTCGGTGATGATATTCCTCCTGTAGCTCATACTCAGTTACGTAACCCTGCTGTCCGTAATACCCCAGAACAAAAAGCTGCTCTTAAAGCAGAACAGGCTACAGAGTTCTTTGTGCATACCCCAATGGTTCAGTTCTATGAGGCGTTAGGTAAAGACCGTATCCTCGAACTGATGGGTGCAGGTACTCTGGATAAGGATTTACTTAATAAGAACCATGCTAAATCCCTGGAAGGTAAGAATCGTTCAGTAGAGGATTCTTACAACCAACTGTTCTCTGTTATTGAGCAGGTAAGAGCACAGAGTGAAGACATTTCTTCTGTACCTATTCACTATGCATACAATATGACCCGTGTTGGTCGTATGCAGATGTTAGGTAAATATAACCCTCAATCAGCTAAGCTGGTTCGTGAGGCTATCTTACCTACTAAAGCTACTCTGGATTTATCGAACCAGAACAATGAAGATTTCTCTGGCTTCCAGCTTGGACTGGCTCAGGCATTGGGTATCAAAGTACATAAAATGACCCGTGAAGCTATGTCAGAAGAACTTACCAAAGCTCTGGAGGGTAAGCTGAAACCTGCTGTAGATATGATGGTTGAGTTTGATAAGTCTGGCTACTTACCTACTGATGCAGTGGATATCCTGAGAACATCTCTGGGGAATGATAAATCATTCGTAGCTCTCATGGCTCTTATGGAATATGCCCGTTACCTTAACAGTGATGATCGTGCCAACTTTAATACTCCACTGTACGTTGAAGCCGATGGTGTAACCAACGGGCCAATCAACGCAATGGTATTAATGACTGGTGGTAAGTTCACTCCTAACTGGATTAAGAATACTGCTAAAGGTGGTTTGTTCTTCGGTAAAGCTGGTAAGACTATGAACGAGCATCATACACAGGATGACAGTGTTGACCTGTATGAAGCATCTACCAATAGTCTGCAATTCTATCTGAATGAACTACGTAATGCTTATAGTAAAAATATTCCTGTTATAAACCAGATGAACCATCTCCAGAAGTTAATGGATTTGTTCATCAAAGATTTTAACCTGAATGAAGATGGTACTCTGGACCTGAAACGTGGTATCGCTAAAAACCCACTTACCATTACCATCTATGGTTCTGGTGCTCGTGGTATTGCTAGCAAAATGGTAAGTGCAATTACTGATACCATCTATGAACGCTTAAGCGACGTTCTGAAAGCCCGTGCTGTTGACCCTAACATTTCCCCAGCTATGGCTATGTTTGGTAAGGAGGCTGCTTCTGAAGCTGATGCTCAGGCTATGCTGGATACCTTCCTTACTTCTATGAAAGCATTGACTGGTAATATTCCAGCTAAGCGTAAAGGTAAGTTATTCATTAAGGAAGTAGATGGTGTTCTGACTGGTAAGTTAGATCCTCAGGAGTTTACCATATCTGGTGATGCTCTTAAGAACTTACAAGAGAATATGCTTCATTTCTTCGTTGAGCCAATGAGACAAGGTATCCGATTTACTGTTGGTGAAGGGTTGATGCACTCTACTGAAAACTTACAGAAGGCTACTCAGATTCAGTCGCTGGTATTGCAGGATATGTTCCAACAGGCTGTACAGGCTAAACTGGCAGAAAAAGAAAAAGACCCAACATGGAAGAAAGGTGATTTCTTAACACAGAAAGAACTGAATGAAATCCAGAATAGCTTATCTCCACTGGCTCCAATGATTGAGACTGGTTCACAGACTTTCTACATTGCTGGCAGTGAGAACACTGATGTTGCTAACCAAGTACTGGCTACCAACTTAGATGACCGTATGCGTGTGCCAATGAGCATCTATGCTCCTTCACAGGCAGGGGTTGCAGGTATTCCATTTATGACCATCGGTACTGGTGATGGCATGATGATGCAGACTCTTTCTACTATGAAAGGTGCTCCAAAGAATACCCTTAAAATCTTTGATGGTATGAACATTGGTATTAATGACATTACTGATGCAAGCCGTAAAGCTAACGAGGCTGTATATACTTCCTGGCAGGGCAACCCTATCAAGAATGTATATGAGTCTTTTTCTAAGTTTGCTAAGAATGTTGATTTAAATAAGTTGTCCGATTCAGCAATAGATGCTATTGCGAAGTCTGCTTTAGACTTTGAGCAACGTACTCATATTGCCAGAGTAGATGGTGATAGAGATTATAAAATTTCTATGATTAAAGATTCTGGTATTGCATTGATTGAGCGTAACCTGCGTAACATTGCTCTGGGTGTGGATATTCGTCACAAGGTAATGGACCAGGTACAAGTCACAGTTGACCAGATGGCTGCTGTTGGTGCTCCTTATGTGAACAACGGTAAAATCTCTCTTGAAGGTCTGACTGTAGACCAGCAAGTAGCTAAGCTGAACGAACTGTTTGATGCTGAATTAAACAAACGTCGTGATGCAGTACGAGGTACGAAAGAGGAATCAGTTAAAGCAGAACCAGTGAAAGAAGTGCCGGTGGCAGAAGTACCAGCAATGGAACAAGTAGGTCGTGTACTGAAGTCCGGTGTACGTCTGCTATCTAATACTGCTATTACTAAGCTGGCTAAAGAGATGTCTCCTGAACAGCAAGCAGTATTGAAAGAAATACAGAAATCCCTTGCTGCTAAAGACTACAAGGTTGTTTACGGTACACCTTCTCAACTGGATGCCTACGCTATTGAGAAGAATATTACTCGTCCAGCACCGGAAGATATTGAAGCTGCTGAAGCTGGTAATGCATATGGCTGGACTAACTTTGAAGATAAGACCATCTACTTAGTTACCCCTTCCTTAGAGACTCTGGTTCATGAATTGGTACATGCTTCTACCTTTGAATCTGTACTGGCTCATTATGAAGCACTCCTAATGAAGCCGTTCAGAATATTGAAGACCTGATGAACCAGTTCCGTTCTCTGGATGTTAAGGATGAATCTCCGGCAGTACGTGAAGCATATGCTGATGCACTGAATACCATTAATGGTCACTTGTCTAATGGCTTCATTGAACCAGCAATGGCTAAAGCTGCTGCACTGAATGAGTACATGGCTTGGGGCTTAACTAACCGTGAACTTATTAGTAAGCAGAAGAAAACCACTGCACTTAAAACTATGGTTCAGGCTGTATATGAAGCAATCAAACGTCTGATATTTGGACGTAAGAAAGCTCCTGCTAATGCAGATGATATGTTCTCTGGCTTACTGTTTAACTCTGCTGTAGTTATGCGTGGACAAGCTCCTACTGCTGCTGTAGCCAAAGACACTACTCTGTTCCATAACAAAGCATACGGTGACAATACCCGTCTGGAAGAGCTAGGTAAGACCTTCGATAAGCTGATTACTGACTACATTGGTTCAGAGCCAGTACAGCAAGTAATTCGTAAAGGTAAGTTCTCTGATGCAGTAGTGAATGCAACTAAAGTAACTCGTGATGTTCAGGCTCATGGTTTCACTATGAATATGCAGGAACAACGTCTCTTCACTAATATTGTTGCTGCACTGGCTACCGAGGCTGCTATTAATCCAGCTGCTTTGGCTCGTGCACAGGAATACTACACACATGTTACTAAGAACCTGACTGTTGAAGCGTTCATGTCTGACCCAGATAGTACTAACCCTGCTGACCGTTATTATGCACAGCAGAGGTTCGATACCATCATGGGTGCTAACAACATTGAGTTTGATGCACAGGGTCGTTCTTCCTTACTGCCTACCTTTGTTGGCCTGGCAATGGTAAGTGAAGAGGTACGTAAAGTACTGGCTGACATTCCTGTTATGAAAGCAGATAAGAAATCAGGTAATACCGTTGATGCAATGCTGACTAACATCGGTACTGCTGCAATGGCTAGTCTGAATGCTCGTGTAGCAGGTGATACTAAAGCCACTAACGTACAGGAAGGTATGGATGCACTGGCTCAGACAATCATGCAGACCAGTCTTAATGCAGAGTCCTTCTATGATTCCGTTGCTACTCCTACCGGTAATGCTATTGACCGTGCTAACCAGTATCTGGTGGACTCTATTGATGTACTGTCTACCCGTGCATTGGAAGGTGCTCGTGAAGTTGCAGCTAATACCAAAAACCCGTTGGTTAAAGGTGCTGCTCATGCTGCACAACTGATAGCTGCTATTGCTACAGAGAAGAATGGTTCAATCGTAGCGGAAGGTGTTATGGCTGCAATGAACCAGGGTAAAGTATGGCAACCTTTCCATGACCTGGTTAATGACATAATTGGACGTACTAAGAGCAATGCTTCTGTATACGATTTGATTAAGGCAGTTCGTGCACAGGTACAAGCTGACCGTCAACAGTTCCGTGAACACTTGCCTACCACTATCGCATCTAAGTTCAGTCGTAAACTGACTAATGAAGAGTGGAAAGCAATGCATACTGGCATGGGTAAAACTGACTTAGCTGTCCTGCGTGATACTATGTCTCTGGCTGAAATCCGTGACTTGCTGACTGACCAGAAGATTGTTGACCGTGAAGTTAATAAACTGGAAGCAGATTTGCAGAAACAAGCAGGGCGTAACTGGCCCCTGATTAGCCGTAAATCTAAGCAACTGGCTCAGTACATGATTAACGGTACAGTCGGTAATAACCTGCTGCGTAATGCTACTGCAATTTCTCGCTTGCTGGGTGAACGTAAGACTACACGTTCTACTGTAGACGTAGCTCAACTGGATAAACTCATTACCCTGTATGCACTGGAAGCAATGAATAAGACTGACCGTGAGATGTTATCTTCACTGGCTCAGACAGAAATTGAAGGCATGGACTTTGCTACTTCTTACCTGGTTGGTCAGCGTAAAGATGAAATGGCTAAAGCCAAGTCTGATAGCCGTGCAACCCTGAACCAGTACAAAGGGTATATTCCCGGTGAGAACAAACAAGGTGTTAACCTGATTGTTGCTGAAGATAGTCAGTTTGCTGATTTGATTGAAAAATCCTATGTACGACTGGGCACTTATCAAGGTAGCTCTGCTAATCGTGGACCGGCACGTAGCTACTACTTTGCACCAGTACAGGCACAGGCTCCGTTCTCCCAAGGTATCTTACAGAACGTTCGCAATACTGCTGGTGGTGTAGACCTTGGTACAGGCTTTACTATGGGAACCATGGTAGCTGGTCGTATCACTGACAAGCCTTCCGTAGACCGTATCACTAAAGCACTGGCTCGTGGTGAACGTGGTAATGAACCACTCCTGCCTGTATATGATGCCAATGGTAATGTGGTTGCTTACGAGCAATCCATTGACCCTAATATGCTGAAGCACATCGAGGGTGAAAACCATCTTGCCCGTGCAATCGGTGTATGGCGTGGTCGTCAGGTAGAAGAGGCTAAGGCTCAGCGTTTCAACGATATGCTAATTGAGAACCTGTATAGCATGTATGAGAACGACATTAAGATGTCTGCTTCTAATAAGTCCCAGTACGTGAACCTTCTTGGTTCCAAACTGGACCCAGTGACTGCTGATGCTCTTAAGCTGATGAACAGTGAAACACGTCAGAAAGCAGAAAGTCTGTTTGGCCCAGGTGAGTTGTGGGTACGTCGTGACATGCTGAATGATGCTCTGGGTTATCGTGCAGCTTCTGTTGGGGATGCCTGGTCTGGTAATTCTCGTTGGTCCCCAGAAACACTGGATACCTTCAAGAAAGCTATGTTGGGTGTATTTGGCAACCGTGCCTATAAGTATGTAATGGGTGGTGAGAATCTGGTTCAAAACTTAGTTAAAGAAGCTAAGACCCTGATTGTAGTTAAGTCAGTGATTGTACCTGCTGTTAACTTCTTGGCTAACCTTTACCAGATGGTTGCTCGTGGTGTACCTGTTAAGAACATTGCTAAGAGCATTCCACAGAAGACTGCTGAGATTAACCAGTACCTGAAATCTCGACTTCGTCAGGTAGATGCAGAAGCAGAATTACGTGCAGCTACTAACCCGAACCAGATTCGTAAACTTAAGGCTGAGATTCAGTCCATTACGGATAGCCATAAGCGTTTGAGTATCTGGCCTCTGTTAGAAGCTGGTGAGTTCTCTTCAATTGCAGATGCTGGTATTGGTCGTGATGACATCCTGATTACTGAAGGTAAACTTCACGAATACATGGATAAGCTAGCTGATAAGCTGCCTAAGTCTGTACGTAACGCAGGTCGTTATGCACTTTTCACTAAGGATACTGCTCTATTCCAGGGTATCCAGAAAACGGTTGAGTACTCTGACTTTATCGCTAAAGCAATCATCTATGATGAATTGACCCAGCGTAAAGGTAAGACTCGTGAAGAAGCACTGGGACGTGTAACGGAAGAGTTCATTAACTATGACCGTTTACCTGGTCGATTCCGTGGGTATATGGAAAGTGTTGGTTTAATGTGGTTCTACAACTTTAAGATTCGTTCTGCAAAAGTTGCAGTGTCCATGATTCGTAATAACCCAGTACATGCTGCTATGGCTATGTTGGCTCCAACTCCTACCATGTTTGGTAACGTTGGTTTGCCTATTCAGGACAACATCTTTAGTATTGCTGCACAGGCAACCTCGGTTACTCATTCGGTTTCGGACAAGGCTTACGTGCCCATACCCTGAACCCGTGGCTCAACCTCACTAACTAAATGAAAAAGCCCCTCATTAGAGGGGCTTCTACTAATACTCATACTTGATGTGCTGTAAATGATTTAGTCACATTTTCTCCACATCTTAGGCTTACGCCCTTCGCTTGGAAATTTACCAGTCTCTTTAATCTTCCGTAATGTTTCTTCGGAAGGGAACCACAGGAACGAGAAGTAAAGTTTCTTAGCTACGTAACGAGTTACTCCAAGTTTCTCCGCGATTTCATCAAATGAATATGTACGAACAGTATTGTTGAGAATGGCCTCACGAACAACAGAGGTAATAGATACTTGTGTCATGCTATTTTCCTATAAATGAGAAAGCCCTCACTAGGAGGGCTTGTTTTGTTTTGGCTTTTTAAGCCTTACTACTTTGTCGGGTAGTTCAGTACCTTTCGGTAAAAACCACCTTACGCTTTTGTACTAGATAGTGCAACCACCACTTGTACATTCATTGTTATCTTTGGCATTTTCCAGTTCTTCAGCTTCACGGTTAGCTTGTTCCAGTTTTGCTTGGTTCGCTTTTTCGATAGCTTCAAAATCTAAATCATCAAATTCCATTATTAGCCTCATAGAGTGGTTTGAGTTTGTACTTAAACATGACTGCGTTGTTATAGGCTACGCTACCTGCAAATACCAAGTACTTGTGCCCTCGGTTATCCGTTACCTCATAGGCATACGGAGTAGAGATTAGGTCAATCATAGTGAATGTCCAATTATTAATACTCAAATAAAAAAGTCCCTCCGAAGAGGGACTTAGTAGCTTTAACGCAGCTAACGAGGCTAGGCCAGTTAACTATTACCACTGGTGCTTGTACCAGCAAACAGGATTGATAGTCCGATAATAGATAACTGTATTTGAGCATTATAGTCTGCTCATACTCATATCGATAGGCATGTTTACAATAACTAGAGTGCCGGACTGTCTCACCGGCATTGTCTTTAGAGTGCAATGCAATCAGGACTATGTTCTCTATTAATGAGTACCCACTACTGGATTCGAACCAGTGACCACAGACACCTTGTTCTCTCGAAGCTTTCCTGCGCTCTACCATTGAGCTAAGTGGGCATAAATAGGTGAGTCATGCCAGGCTTTAACTGGCTCCTTCTTCGCAATCCTTACATACCCCTACATAATTATTGCGTTAAGCTTTTTTGTTTAAGTTTAAGTGAAGGCGTTCTTGCTGACTCATAATTGGGTGGGCGTTTGACGAATGACTAGTTCGTTACTACCCGTTTGCCATAAGTACCTGGCGACTTCGGATAACGGGGGATGGAATCGAACCACCAGTATTAAGTCTTATTCGTGCACCAAGCACGCTAGTGGTTTTATCCACCGGAGGGAATCGAACCCCATCTACTTCACCAGACCCGTCATAATTCTTCTAATTCAAAGTAGCACTGCTCCATGGTTGGCCTTTGAATTCCGAGATGGATTAGTGCAATGCTACTTTGAATTAATTGCCAGGGATTCCACCTGGCTCCATCTGTTTTTATAGTCACTCAGATATCGTCTGGACTTTGATAGTACAACCTATCAAAGAGTACACTAAGCACAGGTAGCTACCCTGCCGTCTTCTCTACCTACACCGGCTACAGTGTAAACCTCCGCACGTTAGCCTAATGTACTCATTGATAGGATGTCAGTAGGTCAGGGGCTGGATTCGAACCAGCGAGAGAAGTAGCGACCAGCTGCACATGCCTACGTGCTACCCCGACCATTATAATAGGAGGAGGGGACGAATCCTCCCTTTATACCCTATATTACATGTAAGACCTAACATCTCGATGCTGAATGAATAGCGTAATGAACTATCCGACATTATTAGTTAATGTTGTGCTCAACATGAGCGTTAGTTGATAAGGGATCTGAAGCCTTATCCCAAAGATACTAACCTTTGGGATATAGCCTAAGATTCAGAAATGGCCTCTATAGGGAGAGGCCATTGATTAACCCGAATGTTGCTTTACATTTTCTGTGATAACCCATTCTTAAAATAGTCTGACTGACGGATGGGGGGCCACCCCTAGCGTCAGTGCCATACGGCAAAGATTAAGTTAAGAAAGGTTATGATAGGAGTTCCTATCTCAAAGGATTCTAACAGAACCCTTCACGATATTAACTACTCTTTTTTAATGCTTCTACTTCACCATCTTTATACCAAACATATGGTACTAAGATTTTGCAGCCTTCTGATTCAATGTGAAATGCTTTCTTTCCTTCAACGGGTTCTCCACCCATGAAAGAACTAACCTTCCCATTGAGCCAGTGAATAGTAAATTTGTTCATATTAGCCTCAGTTGAACCAATGCACAGGGGAGAGTATTCCTGCACACTGGTTCGGTTGTTGTTGTTACTCTGGCGGCTTGTCACCACCGTTTTTATCACTGAGTTTCCAAAGTATAAGCACAGTGATGATAAATGCTATGTATGGAGCCGACACGTCCAGAATCCTGATAAGCAATAGCATCAGAATTACGAACACTACCACAAATAGCAGCAGCTTCTGAGCCACCTACCAGATTAACTACGTTTAAGGCCAGCGAACAGTGAAGGCTTAGTAGCAGGTTTCTCTGCTGGTTCTTCAGCCTTAACTTCTTCCTGCACAACTTCTTCTTGTGCTTCTGGTTCAGCTACTGCTTCTTCTTCAGGTTCCGGCGTAGAACTCCCGTTCGGACCACCAGTAGAGGTCTGGGTTTCTTCTTCCTTTATCTCTTCAACTACTTCTTCCGGCTCTGGTTCTACCGGACGGTGTTTAGCTTCTTGAGGGTTCTTACGAGAACGGCGAGTTTTCTTCTCTACCAAGGGTGGAGTATCATCGTTATGACTTACATCTTCGTTGATACCAACGGAGGCTGTACCGTCTGCATTGATGACAATATTAATGTCACCAGCAAGATTGATTTGATCATCGACATAAGCCTGTACAGCAGCTTCTACTTCGGACTGGTTCAAAATGATTTGCATATTACGCCTTTAATAACTTAATAAGGTTCTGGAAAGCTGGGAGATTTACACCAGCATGGATTGCACCGATTGCATCAGCTAAGTGCTCATTCTTATTCAGAAGTTTACCTTTCTTATCTGTGAGCCAGTTGGCTTCGGGATAGATGGCATGAGCAGCACGAATCATCGTGTCTTTGGATGCAGTTTTATCACCGACCAGTGCAAGTTTGTTTTCAATTGGGGATACTTCAAAGATTGGACAACCCAATGCACGAAATGCACCAATTAATCCTACGCATACTCCATAGGATTTCATACCATTAGCAGACTGAGAGCCTACTGGTACTTCTACGAATACTGCTTTAGCAGATCGTAACCATTCCTCACAACCAAGAAACAAATCGTGAGCGGCTTGTATATCTTTGGAGTTGGTTCGAACTTGTTTGTTGTGGTCAACTTCAGTTTGAACCAGTTTAAGTTCGACCTGCTCGAAGACGCCGGACTCAATGTCCAGCATCCCACGAGCTAAACCCCAATTGCGGAGACTAATGTCTGCACCAACAATTGGGATTTTCATTAACGTTTACCGAACAGTGATTTACCACCAGCAGGAGTAGTACTCGTGCCAGCACCTGGTTTAGGAGGCAAGCCACCTTTACCATTACCACCAGCAGAACCCTTGGTCTTATCACGGGTTTTACCTTTGTTCTTTTCCAGCCATGCTGCGTAGAATACAGCCAGTTCTGGGGTCAGTTCTTTCTCAGCCTTCTCTGCTTCCTGAGCCTCGACGACTGTGACCAGCAGTTCCGGGTGAAACACTTTCTGAATCTCGTTTACTTCACGAGTTTCACCAGAGTCAACGTAGCCGTTGTCACCCTTAACCTGCTTGGATTCCAGAACTTTTTCCAGAGCGAAGGTAACAGTCTGACCAACCAGATCAACTGGAACCATGACGGATTTATTAACTTCTGCTTTAGCATCGAAGTCGTAGACTTTAACGATCTTCTCTTCGAAGTCTGCATCTGGCAGTTCACAACCAGTAGCCATCAGCATCATGTCATTAATGACAGTGTAGCCAGGCAGGAAGTACTCTTTACCGTTCTTCTCGTAAGTCGCTTATTGCCTTTAGCATTACCAGAAGTGAAGTACACCTGAGCACGGAACTCACCGGCAGGTACGCCATCTGAGTTTTTCAGGTCTTCAATGATTAACTGCATCCAGTCTGCACCAGAGTCAGCTTTACCTACGTAAGCTACTTTTACAGTACCGGTGTAGATATCGGATTCTTTTGCACCGAAGCCACCACCACCCAGGGAGTCTTTAACAGCTTCAACGTTTTTGGTTTTTTCTTTCAGATTACTGAACAATGACATATGATTTTCCTAATAAGTGATTAACAACCAGGCAAACGCTTAAGCGTAGTATTCAGCCAGATGGTCTAAGAGTTTCTGGGCATCGTTATCAATGTAAGTCTCGGACTTATCAAACATACCCATTGGGGAACGAAGTCGTTTACCAACCGACTTCTTGGTAGGACGGGTCTGGAATACGTGCTTATACCCTAAGTCACGTTCTTCTTCCGTAATTTCTAACATCTTGTTCCCATACTTCTCCAGTTCTTTAATGTCTACACGCTCTGCGTAAACCACGGTAGAGAAGTAGGCTTCAAGCCCGTTATTCTTCAGAGAACCTTTCACTGGGATGAATGTTTTCATTACACCAGCAGCTTCATCCAGTTCGTCTTTAGCATGAGCAGTAATAATTACTGGCTTACCAAACTTAACTACTTTTTGTTGCAGCAGTATCTTAAAGAACTGTGCAAAATCACCCCACGCCTTTTGCGTGTTTGCAGATGGCAATACGTACTGGGATTCCAGCATGTCCATCATGAAGGTTGCTGAGTCAATGATGATACCATCAACATCGTCTGCCATTTCTCCACCAGGAGATGCAACATCAAATGCTTCCCAGATTTGGTATGGGTCTTCAATGTTGTAGGTATTGAATTTATTACGGAAAGGCAGACGTTTACCTGCTTCAGTATTCAGATAGAGCCAGCGTTCCTGGTTCCTGATATTACGCAGTGATGCTGATTTACCACTCGCTGAGAATCCTGCAATCAGGATTAGCTGAGTGTTCATATCATTGGGAATTACTTCGGACATTATTTTTCCTCATTTAATTTAGGAGTCCTTCAAACCAAAGAAAGACTCCTGTTTGCTTACTTGCCAGCGAAGCGTTTAGCCACGGTGACCATTACGGTTGCATTCAATTCATCATCTGGTAATGGATTAGCCAGTTTCTTATTGAATGAGTGGACGGCTTGCTGTACTTGGGCAAAATCCCAACCACTGTCAACCAATGCCAGTGCGTACTTAATCATTTGATTATTACGATTACCGGTAGCAATACGACTAGCGAACCAACGCTCCAGATTATCCAACGACTGTACTTCCTTCATCTGGTTCTGGAACTGCTCGTTCTTACTAGTACGAGGAATAAAGTCACGCACGTCCAACAGATTTGCTTCAAGATTGTAATGATAAGAACCAGTCTCGCAGGACATCCATTTCTTGGCTCGCTGGTTAGCAGATTCATCCGTTTCGAACGGTAGCCAGGACATGACGTTATTCATGAACTCTTTGTATTCCTCAGTATCGAGGTGTAACTCATAGTTCATTGGAATAATCAGTCGGAATCGGTTCTCTTCATCAGAATGACGTTTAGTGGTATAGGTCATGAACTTATATTCCTTCATTAGTTCATGGCACGTATGCAGTGGTACTCCACCATCACAGTCAATAACAATCATGTTAAATCCTGGAATAACGTTCTCTTCAGAACGATGCCCATTCTTCATGTGATGGTTCACCCAGTGCATACCGGGAGCTTGGGTTAATACATGCAACTGGTCGAACGGTACACGTTCACCAATGTAGTCATAAGCAAAGCTATCACTATATGCCACTATCATCTCATTGATGTCAGTTTCTTTCAGAGTTTCACCACGGAAGAACTCAATACCTTCATTGAAGGTTTTCTTAATGATGATGTGCTGTTTATATCCCCATGCTGTAGCAAGAGTCATCATCTCATTACGAGCTGCATTGCCACTCTTATAGAACGGCAATGACTCCAGTAAGTCAGCATGAGTTACTTCTTTACCTACAGAGGCAATGTACTTAGCCAGCTTCACATAGGCTTTCTCACGATTGAGAATACCCTGGAATGCTGCCCCGGATTCCTCTACAAGCAGGATTGCTTGTTTAAGATGGGACATCTCAATGAATGAACTCTGGTCAACAAACGCTAATGCACCTGCCAGCTTAAGAGCTTTGAAGTAACGGTGGGAGATTTCAGCCTTACGAATTTCTTCGTGGTCAGCCATAGCTTCTGCTTGTTTCTCACAATCAATTTTGTAAGTAATCAGAGCAATACCCACAGCATCTTCTACAACCATCTTAAAGCCAAACAGGTTTGGGTCAGCCAGGCTATGGAAGTGATTAGCCCACTTGCCAAGAGACTGTACGTTATCCTGCTTAATCAGGTTACGGTAGATTTCTTCTGGAGACATTGTTGCATGTGCTCGTTTGTCTAAATGCCCAATGGCAAACAGACAGCGACGTGCATACCCTGTATCCAGAAAGTCATAGAACTGGTCTTCAGTCTGACCACCATCTAACAACTTACTTGGTGTACCAAACAGCAACAGGTTAGCTGGGGTCTTACCATCCAGTTCTTCACCACGAACGCTTTCAGCAGTGTTCTTGGTTAACTTCTGCTTAACCTTACCCTGGTCATATAGCTCCAGGAACAGGGTTAATACATCTGTGTTAGCCAACAGGTTCGAACCAATTTCATCAATCTGTAGGTTGATTGAACCACACCCAGCCATTAACAGCTTATGCCGTAGTTGTTTAACTGCTGGTGGAGTACCAGAGTCAAACGTAAACGGATATGCCCCGGCACGCTTATACTCTGCTTCAACTTTATCAAATTCATCATTCTGGTCTGTACCTTGTCGAGCAGCACGTTCGTTAGCAATTTTCCATAGACGGTCATTTGCAATGACGGGCATGGTGTCTTCCATAAAACGTTTACGGAAGCCAGTCATGAACCCATCTTCAATAATATTTACCGAGTGACCTTTACCGAAGCCAGACGTTGCTAATGCCATAGCGTAAATGTTGACTGGTAAGTCACCACGGTCTTTAGTGACAATGGTTGCACCCATGCAGGATGCCATTTTAGCCAGGAAGTAGGCTACTTCGACACGGAAGAATCCTCTGTCGTTGTTTTGTGTCTTGTTACACAGCACGTCTACAATTTCTTCGATTGCAGGGTGGTGAGTGACTCCGGTCAGGTCAATACTCATGATGGAAAATATCTCTCTCTTTGTTTGCAAATGGATGCGACAGGGCAGTATAGACAACGCTTAACCTGCCCCTCCACGACCTTGATAGCACCCTTGCCACCTTTTTCAGTCCATGAAGATACGAGCAGATGCCATATCATCAAAGTTTTTGGTACTTCTGGCTCCAGGTACATCTACCTTAGAAGCATCAGAGAAGTACTTGAACTGTGGCTCTGTTCGCCACAACTCCTCGTCAGTACATTCAGGAATTTTCTCTTCAGGTGCATTCCAGTACTTCTCAATGAGGTGAATCTTCTCTTCTACCCAACGTTCAGTCTTCTCGATAGATAGCAACGGAATATCCTTATGCATAATACGATTAGCAGGATAGTTCGGATTGCTATTAGCCATATGCTTCATGAAGTCAGTGAAGATGTAGTTAATACGAATTACATCCTCAGTAATGATGTCGTTGTGAATCCAACGGTACAAGCTACCTTGCATCTTGTGTTCATCATCACGGGAACCAGCAACCCAGGAATAGGTGGAGGTAGACTTAAAGTCCTGCAGCAGACCTTCTGTTACGATGTCGAACTTACCACCGATAGTCCAACCCTTAACTATCCTGGTTCCACGCTGTTCAATGTAGATTGGGATAAGGTCAGGGTTAGTATCAAAGTCTGCTTCGGTTGGGTTAATGACTACTGCATCAATTACTCGTTGAGGATACCCCAACTTCTTCAATGCAGTCTTATGACCTAGCTTCCAGGCTTTCTCGATAGAATCATGTAAACCAGTACCCATTGATGTGGAGACGAAATCCATAACATCAATTGACTGGTCACTTAAATCTACACGATGCTTCATGACGATTTGCTTAATGGGCTTAAGCAATGTAGTAACAGACAGGTACTTAGGGTTATCTACATAGTCATATTCGTCATGCAATAGCCATACAGCCAGAGCCAGTGAGACATCATGATTGTTGGTTATCTTCATTATAAGCCTTTTTCAATATGCGATTGGCATAGTGCACAATCTTCTCTGAGTCGTACACCGAAGAGTTTCCAGGTTTACCATTACCCATACGGGCAGCAGCATTTCGCCACAGAGCTTTAAAGGCACAACCTTCATCGAAGGTCATGCCTAGTGCTTGTATAATATCTTCACACTCTGCTTGATATGGCTCTTGCTCTTTCCGTTGAGGGTGCTTAACTGGTACTACATACCAGTTATTCAATCCACCGGAGAGCTTAGCATTATTTATCCTTAGGAATCATGTTTGCCTGGAACTCTGGTTCAGACATCAGACCCAGGTTGCTGAGGGACAGGTAAACAATGTCTTTCAAGTCAACTGAGGTATCGAAACGCTGGTCCAGACTAATCTTCAAGGAATGATTGGCACGGGCCAAATCTTTATAGGTCACATAAGGTTCATCAGTGAGCAACATCGTGTTCATGGTAAGCAGGGAACCATCATCCACTTTAGGAAGCTGGAATACTACTTGTGCTGCTACCATCCAATGATATTTTTTGACTACAGTTTCTTTAGTACTTTTGGTCATGTGAATGCCTTTTGAATTATTTGATGAACTTCTTCTGGGGTAGCGTGATTTGGAATTTCAATCTCGTTAGCCCACGTTGGGTAAAACAAGGATAGTTCCCCACCCAAACCAACTTCTGGATGAGCAATATCAGGATGGTCTTGCCAGTTAACGGCTTCAACCAAATGCTTGTTCGTGAACTGCAGGGTATCCATGTTGTCACGAATCATGAAGTACTGGGCATCATGAATATGAATACTAGGACGTATATCTAATCTGAACTCACTGGCTCTAACTTTACGCATAAATTCTGAGCCAGCACGGTTATTCAGTAGACACCAGCTTTGCCCTAAGGCATTACCAGCAGTTCTGCCTTCTGCTTCTGCTTCATACGGAGTCTTACATGTCCCACGTAATACCTGAGCCAGTAAAGGAGTACGCACTCTCAAACCGAATGCGGCAGTAACATAACCAGTTTTGGCAGCTTCGTCTAGCTTAGCCTGAACCCACCTGTCACTAACTACATAGAGATCGTGATAACGTTTCTCTGTAGTCTTAGCCTTCTCCTCTGAGAAGCCACAGTTTTTCATTAAGCCCATATAAGTACCACCATAGGTAAGCAGGAAGGTTGGAGCCTTCGAGTCACTACGTAATGATTTGTACTTATGCTGAATGGAGTTAATGGATTCTACAGTATCTACTATGTCTGGCATCTGCTCACCAAAGTAAGCATACGCACGAAGACTGTGACCATCATAGCCATCGGTATATACCTTAAGCTTCTGGGGGTCTTTAGTAGTTAGTGCAGAGATTCTGTCTTCCAGCGAGGCGAAATCCAAGCCGCAAAATATCCAGCCTGGAGGAGCTTCGAAGCATTTCTTAATCTTCTTGGCATATTTAGAGCCGGATGGAATTGTTTGTAGATTTGGTTCTGAAGCTGATAACCTACCGGAGACTGTGCCTCCCAGATTGAGGTTACCGAATAGGTAGTGCCAGCCATCCGGTCCCGGTTGGGCATTCCGGAAAGCTGGTATAAAGCTAGTGATAATCTTATCCACGAGCTTATAGTCGATAAGTGCATTGAGCAGTTCCTTAACATCTTCACTCTGCGTATGCGTACGCAGTGCTTTAATAGTGTCACCGTCAGTAGCAGGTTGCTTGCTCTTAGTAAGACCAAGAACCGGTAAGCCAATATAATCAAATAATAGCTTCTGTAATTGTGGACCGGAGTTAGGATTAAACTCGATGTCACAGTCAGCAAGCGTTACTTGCTTTTTCTTGAGCTTGGCGTTCTTATCGTCTACCCATTCCTGACGAAGCATCAGTGTGAAATTCTTCATGAGCTTAGACTCACGAATAGTTTTCAAAGCCTGGTTCCTGTCAGTTTCCATCTCCTTAGCTACTTGGTTAACGGTTTCCATATTCATGGGCATACCGGTTAACTGCATCTGGATGATGTCTTCACAAGCTGGCTTAAAGATGTTGTTGTAAACATCCAGTTGGTCATCAGCAATGAGAGTATCCCAGTGCTTCTCGTAGGTGTACCACGTACACAAACCATCAATGAGGTTGTAACGTAACAATTGCTCATTAGGAATAAGACGAATGTCTTTAATGTCATCCTGAGCATAGTTACCAGCATACTCCTGAGCCTGGTCTTTCAGACTAAGGTGGTTACCAGCACAACTGTTAGTAGCCAGGTAGGTGATTAACTTAGTGCAATCCCAGTTACGTAGCATGATTTCCATGCCATGCAGTAAGCCTTCTGTATCAATCAGGTTATCCATGAATAACTGATAGATAAGCACATACACGTCATAGCTAATGTTGTGATACATCTGACGTTGGGTGTACTTAATGAAGAACTCACGAAGAAGGTTTCGAACAACATCATTTCTGTTAATACGCCCGTATGGTGCTTCAGTAGCCCCAGGAATCGGCTCGTAGTCCACATTAAAGGCTATGCCCTGTGTCTTACTCCAACAGAATGTAATTGTTCCTATGCCAGCGTTATAGTGCTTTAAACCGAATGCTTCAATGTCTATAGCCAGTGGCTTATTCATCTCAAGCAGTTGGTCTAGCCAAGCTTTAATCTTCTCTGGAGTATCCGGGTAGGCTTCAAACTCAATGATTCCCTGACCTGGTTCAGCATACTGCCCACGAATGTGGTTAAGTAATGCATCCATACCCTGAGCAATCTTGGCTTTCACTACAGGTGGGTCATAAAAGACCTGCCTGTAGCTAGGTGCATAGATAACCTTCTGCTTACCCCATACTGAGTCACAAACATAGCCGAGGTTAGCCTCTGCTTTAGCTTCTTTAGTCAGTATTTTAAAGTAATCAGAATCGGTACAGATAATGTACTGAGTCTCTGCATCATCCAGTACTTGCTGCAGTTCCTGCTGTATGAACTCCTTAATCTCCCTTGCAGGAGTCTTCTTCTTGCCAGGGGCAGAATGAAGTTCAATGAAGATGAAATCTTCCATGCTTAGGTCATTAGGCAGCAGGTAGGTTTTAATCATCTCCTCCCTTCGGATTTGATGACCGAGGATAGCAATAGGATACTTACCCGTATCTTGAGAGGTGATGTAACGCATAGCTTTACCCTAGAAAATCAGATGAGAAGCTGCATAGTACTCAATAGAGGGAAGAATCTTCTCATACTGTTTTATTGCCATGGGATCCCCAGCAAGAGTCCAGGCTGCTTCACGAGTACGTGGCAGTTCCTTGTACTTACCGGTCTGGTCTTGCGCTACCAGGCATTCAGGTAAAGCATCACGTACATCCTGATAGGACATACAACCACGAACCAGGCGATATACAGTCTGGTTCACAAGGTGTACTTCCATAATCAAACGACTGGAGGCTTTCAGATACTTGTCCATTGCAGGCCATAGTTCTGGGTTAAGTGTTAATCTCTCACCGTAGGTTGGAGGTCTGGCAGCGTTAGAACGCTGATAGAACTCCCCTTGATAAAGGAATCCAGCCGATACATCAATACCATTGATACGGTCGTTCTTATCAATGATACCGTTTAACACACTATCAAGACGAACCAGTTCTGCTAAGAACAGGTGTTTGACTATATCACTGCTATTGGCAACCTGACCAATAGTCGCTGAACCAATCTGAGGCATATATCCTCCCTTAGAAAGTTAGACCACCGTACTTACTGGCAAGATTGCCATAGAACACTACTCGCTTACGGGCACGAGACACAGCGACGTAAAGCAGACGAGCAACCATATCTGGTTGGCGACAGCTTGAGAGGTCATCTGCATCAATGAAGATTGTGTCGTAAGTAGAGCCTTGCGATTTATGGACAGTACATGCATGAGTAGCACGTAGGTCTGGGATGGTTTCTTTAAGACGGAAGTAAGGTTCCCAGTTCTTCTCTTTACCTAGCCACTTAACCAAACGGTTGAAGTATTCTGGGTCAGTAGGTACTGGAACTTCACTTACAATACCACCATAACCAAGGTCCAGAGTACTATCACGAACTTCTAGTTCCAGATCACCTGTAACTGGAATCATGCGAGTACTACTATCCTGGTCAATGAGTTTTACGTCTTGTTCAATAGACAGACGGTCTTCCACACCCAAGCGAACAGCAGAGTTAGATACTAACTGTTCACCAATGGAGTACTCGCCCACGTAGCCATTAGCTTCACGAATGTAGTTATTGTAATTAATAACCTGATCATTCGTGTAAGCAACAATACGGCTGTTGGTAGGTTGAGTGAAGTGACTGAGAACCAGTTTCTCCATCTCTTCTCCTTGTACCCAGTCAATGATGCCTGGAATACATTTAATAGGCAGGAAGCCTGTCTTACCTTCTACCGTATCACGCAATTGCTGGTGCAATGCTTTAAGTTCCGGTGCATCGGTACGCATCTGTTCAGTCAGATAGTGTGTTGGGATATTGCCTGCATACACTGGAGACTTATTCTCTTTAACAGGCAGAAGCTGAGAAGCATCACCTACGAATACCAGTTTGCACTGGTGAGTACCTTCACGAGCATACTTAAGTAACTGACGGTCAATCATGGATGCTTCATCTACGAAGATGATTTTGTTCTTCTTAATATTGAATGACTTAGAAGGTACGACATTAGCCTCACCAGTTTTAAAGTCATTCTTAACAATCAGCCCTGGAAGGAGTGATAGGTAGACGTTGGGCGTCCAGTAGCCTGAGCCAGAACTTCAGCAGCCTTGTTCGTGGTCGCAGTCATAACACTTCGTTATACAGAGGCTTGGTTCCCATAAGGGAGCAAGTTTCCATATATGCAGGCATAGTGTCATCAATGAGGTGCGACATCAGGAATGTCTTGCCAGTTCCCCCTGGGCCACTAATATTGAATTCGGTAGCATTAGGGTCGAGCAGGAAGTCGAAGAACTCCTTCGCAACCGCTTCTTGCCCCTTGTTCAGTGGGGCTTTGGTAGGTTTGGAAAACATTAAAATCTCCAGTAAAAAACCCTCCGTAGAGGGTTAGATGTAAGGGGTTAAATCTGGGGGAGTGTAGTCTTTCCCTTTCATAACTTTCTTATTCTCATTGAAGACAGGTTCGCCATCTTCAAACTTAGAATAGTTTGAGCGATTGACTTCAGCCAATGCTCCGGGGACATTCATCCCAAGGAAAGTACCGACGCCAGTTGCTGTAACAATCTGGTCTGCCAGTGAGTCCAGCAGGTCGGTACTAACATCAATACGGTAGGCATCAGCTTTACGCTTCATATGATTTGCCAGATTTGTAAGAGCATCTTGCGCACGTTGTAGCAATTCTGCATCGTAGATACCATTTGGATAAATGGTCTGAAGCATTTCTTCTACTTCTTCCAGATGGCAACCCATCTGGGTACTAATGTTCTTACTCGTCGGATTTGGTACTGCGATTTCAAACCATTTTTTGGTTTGGGTGATAATATCTGACATTGTTATTTCCCGTGTGTTGGAGTGAAGCCATAGTCTTTTTCTGCTTGATAGCGGACTCTGGCAGCTTCATCTAAGTCCGTAAAGCGACCTAGATTAATAGTTTTGCCCTCCACCTGAATCTTAGCATTCCACTTACTTCTTTCCTTATCCCAGGAAATACCTGTTATTCCGGAAGAGTTATTAAATTGTTTACTACGATTCTTTTGGTTGAGGTCTTGACCACCTAAGCGAAGGTTTCCAATGTGATTATTGGTCCTTACCCTATCTAGATGGTCAATGAGCATACCTTTAGGTATAGGACCATTGTGCATTTCCCATATTATGCAGTGTGCTCTCCGTAGTCTTCGTTTGTAGCGTACTAGAACATACCCGGAGGATTTGTCATAGCACCCGGCTTCCGAGCCAACTACGGTATGCGCCGCTGCTTTTACCTTCCAGTACAATTTACCGTTCCGATAAGTAAATATGTCACCCCAATTCATCCCGGTTCTTTCCAGCGTACAAACGGATGAACTTGTCATGCTCACTCTCTTGGTTAAGGTGGCGATTATTATATGCCTCCAGAATCAAGTCCCTTACATATGAGCGAATCTCATACTTAGGGCCAACTTGTTCTGATAGCCAATCAGCCACATGGGTTGGTAAAGGACGTAATACGTTTTCCATGAACGTCCGACGTGTGTCGGCTGGTTCAATATTTAGAGAACGCAATCGCAAAGTAACCGTAGTGGGGTGAACCCCCAACGTCTTAGCGATAGTTGCGAGGGACAGACCAACAGCATTCATACGAATGATGTCTTCATCAGTTGCTTTGCGATTACTTCTGAATACTTTAGACATAGCTTATTTCCTCTTCAAAGATAGCCTCACTTTATTATAAGTGAGGCCATTTGAACAGGCTATTACTTAGCAGCCTTGACCAGCTTGGTAGCTAACTTAGCTTCTTCTTCAGTCAGACCCATTGCAGTGAATGACTTCTTAGCATGACGCTTATAGTCTTGCAGAGCATGACCTTTCTGGTAGTCGGAGTACGTCGTATCGTTCAGGATGTTACGCAGATTATCAGCATGTTTGCTATTAACCGGTTTAGCAGGCTTACTTGCCTTCACTGGTTTAGGTTTGCCAATAGGTTTAGCTGTGTAAGTTGCACGTACATCAGCAATCTTAGCTACCACATCACTACCTACATCGAATGCACCCCAAGGCTTTTTGGCTTTGGAACGCAGTTCTACCAGAAGGTCAGCAGCAGCTAACTTATCTTCCGGTGTTGTTGCATTGAGGAACTCTTTGACCAGTTCCTGGATTTGTTCTTTCACAGTAGGAGCCTTCTTAACAACAGGTTTAAGGTCAGTAGCTTTCACTGGTTCAGCAGCTACAGCTTCATTCAGTGACTCTTCCATGTTCAGTGCTTCTTTACTAGCAACTGTACGGAATTGTTCTACAGAACCAGATGTGAGATTAGTGTACTTGAGGTTAGTACCACGATGACCACCAACCATAATAAGTGTGGTAGGTGAACTATGGTTCCCAACGATGGCATCGTTAAGCAATTTCTTACCTACTTCTGTTTTAGACAGGTAGATACCGTTGTTAACGTTATTACGTTCCTCTTCCGGCAGCTCAGCAATAATATGATATGCAGATACACGCATCTTATTGGTACTGTACTCAGGAACAGCAAATACATCTTCAGGTGCTACTTTACCAAGGATAGTTACGTCACCACCGAAGCTACGGATATAACTCATGGATGCTACGTGCAGGCCGTTGGAGCAGTCCTGACGACGGTCAGGGTCTACCAGGTCTTCTCGTACCTGTACTTTACAGCCTACCCACTGACGTATGTTACCTGAGTGACAGTCAACGAATACACGCTTACCATCTTCTGTACCCCTGAACATAAGTCGTTTCAGGAACAGGATAGAGCCATCATCAGCGATAGGCAGTTCAGCAGTTTCCATGAACTTCATCAGGTCTTCCACTGAGTGCAGACGGTCTTTAATAACTGGAGCCAGACGCTCAAGGAACTTAGTAAAGCCCTTGTAGTCTTTCAGCTTGGCAGACTGACGTAAGTGACGATGCAGGTTCTCAACTCCAGGGATAACCCCATTATTGGTAACAGCAACAACCACTTCATCTTCCTTCACTTCAGTATGGAAGTTAGCATCATCGGTACTAATAGCTCCTAATGCAGCTAACTTCTCAGAAGCAGCAGCCAGCTTATCCTGGTTCGTAGTTTTAGCTACTTCCACATAGGGTAGTGGCGTTTCATCACGACTGGTAAATACAATGTGTACTCCTTTGATGTGCTGAGCTTGTTTAGCAAACTCACCCATTTCATCATCGGATACTGCACGAATTGCAATAGGCCATTCTTGCTTAAGAATATTGTCAGTATGCTTATAACCCCAACACAGTACGTCATTGATAAAACGAACCAGTGCAGGATGGTTATGGTCCTTATCCCAGCCAGTAACCCACATCAGGTTGTCACGCCTGTCGTAATAACCATCTGTTACAGTTACTTCTGGTTCATTAGCTTGTACAGCCAGAAAGGTATCCATAGCTTTAGATACCAGTGTCTTAGTAGGATTCCCCAGCTTAATATCAGAAACTATACGGTCAGGTTGAGTACCCGTACCATCCTGGAAGAACTCTTTAAGTTTAGCTTTAGCTACCTTGAAGAAACGGACGAATCCGTTAGTGTTCTTCTCTGCTTCCAGGTATTCAGTACGCAGGTTTACTTCTGGTGCAATGTTTACTTCTATCTGATCTTTGGTAGTTCCCAGGCCTTTGGTTTGTGCTTCAGATACAATACGAGCAACCCGTGGGTCGCTCTGAGGATATACAACCGTGGAGCCATCAGGCTTCCACAGTGTGAGGTTACGACTGTCAACTGCCAGTGCGATGATAGAAATCAGTTCGATTTTCATCAGATTAGTTACCTTTCAGTTTATTTAGACGATTACGGTAGAGGGACTTAAACCCAGGAATATCCTCTGGATTCTTCTTGAGGTGTTTGACTAAACTACCTAAGTCCAGCGTCTGTAGGATGTCATTTTTATTCCAGCTATAACTGAATAATCCTTTGTAACCATTAAGTATTTCAAAGTACTTATGGTTACGTGGATTAACCATCATGCTATATGGCTCTAAGTCATCAACTGACTTAATACAACCCATTTCAACAAGTTTTTCTTTGTTGTCGTGTGGTCGATTTCGTAGAAAGTCATATGCCCATTCATATTCTGGTTTAAAAATCAGATTCTGTAATGGTTTGAATGTTAGACCCAGTATGTCGAGGATTTCCCAATACTCTCTGTCATCCAGTCCTACATATTCCAAAATACCAATACGGTGTTCAGTAACATATTTCTTGAAGCCTTTACTGGTAATAACTGACATCAGTTCACTAAAGCGAACATCATCAATATGAATAGCACCACGTCGTTTTGCCTTGTTAGCCTCAATTTGATTACGGCAGACAACTGTCTCTGCTTTCATCTCATCGGATAACTCGTACCATTTCCACATGGTTCCAATTCGAGCAGTTACAGGACTACCAGAACTAACCTGATTAGCCAGTACATAGTACTTAGGTTGCTCTACTTCGATGAAATCAGATTTCTCATTTAATCTCGGGTCAGCAAAATCCTTATCAATGTATGGCTTAGATACCCAATCACCATTTTTATCTCGTACAAGAGTAGTACCAAGAACTGCATTCAATGAAATAAGAGCATTAGTTTTACCTCCTGCTTTGGTTTTATTGGCAGCTATTGTCTTAGCCCGTTTCTCGGCAGCCATCTTAGCTTGTTCTCTACGGAAGTTAGTTGGTTTGTCCCACTCATTATATTGAGTAAGGTCAATTACCCGATAACCCATAGCAGTGAACTTAGCTACAGTTTCCTCCGCTGCACCCTTCTTAGGACCAACGACGTGAACAAAAGCTGTACGCTCCAGGTCGCCTCGATTGTATTCAGGGAAGTACGAGAAAGAGTCTGCACAGTCAGATAAACGTCGAGTAACTACAACGTTCTTGGTAGTGAATATGCCAATACTCTGATGGGAGTTATGGTACATCTTAAAGTAATCAGTAAGTTTACCTTTTACCAAGTCAACACTGTTACCCTGGTTCACTATGTAACCAGACCACTTAATACCAGTAGCTTTTAAAGCAGCAAGCTGAGGTAAGTGCAGATGACGATATACAAATTCCTGGAATTGGGAATATGTATTTCCTTCACGAGTATCCTTAAGAGCACGCATAGCCTTACCATACAGTTTCTTAAGACCTGCATATTCAGGACGAGCTAATAATGCCTTATTGGATAAATTACGCCAGTGTTTGATGTAATGCTTACGTTGCTTAGCCCACAAACTAGAAGACATATAGCGTTGAACAGTCCTGTCTGTAACAGCACCCAGGAAAGATGGATATTCCCAGAAGCGAGTAGAGGATTTAGAGGCATATTCTTCAATTTGCTTAATAGCTTCAGGAATCTTAGCCTTAATTTCTTTCTCCATACGGTCTACTAAATCTACACACAGAGTAGTAATACCATCGTCGGTTAACTTCTGGTTAGACAGCGTTTCTCGACTAGGGGCAATAGCTAGAGTATCTGGTGCAGCCTGAACTACTAAATTAGATGCACCAATGATGTTCATAAAGTTGAGTATAAGTCCTACAGCTTCTTCACTAGCAGGACTGGATACAATTGGGTACATTACGTTACCGTAACGAACGAATATGTTACTGTTACCCATATAGCCTTTATACCAGCTATCAGACATATCATATGAACCAGGTTCAAATGACATACCCAGTGTATTCAGTAGAGTGTAGTCACCTTGTTGAATACTATTTCCTGCTTCTGTTTTAACAAGTTTAGGGATACTAAGCTCGGCTTTAATCTCACCGTTAAATACAATTGATGTAATGTAATGTACAAAGGTATTTACGTCATGTTTGTCTAACTGGAATTTAACTTCCAGACCAGATTCCTCAGTAGGAATATTGGTAACAATAGGAACAATACCCGGCTTACCATCATTCTCAATCGCAGCCTTAGCTACGTTATATACCGACATCTTTCCTTGGTTCCATGAAGTAACCTGAAAGCTATCTGTGTAAGCGAATGGGGATTTACATCCCAGACCAAAGCCACCAGTAACACTACTGTTGGACTTCTTAGTAGATGCACCGTAGACACCATAAATGGAACCAATGAGTTCATCTGGGATTCCATTACCGTAGTCACGGAAGGTAATAAAGTTATCAGTATCAATAGTGATACGAATAGGAATATCAGTTTTGCCTGCTTCAATATGAGCATCCCAACTGTTACAGATAGTCTCACGAACTACTGCCAGAGTAGGATTGTTATACAGGGAAGTACTTAATACGTGAAAGAATGCCGGGTCATCAGAGATGCCAAAGGCAATTGTTTCTTTGCCACCCAGTGTCGCTGAGGTAGCTACTTCATTGGTATCTGCAACTAACATTTATTTACTCTCCAGATTAAATGTTGCTTCTTAACATTGATTAACGTTTACTTGCCATTGCTTGTAATACAAACACAGCCATATCTGATGCCATGTCATCTGTTATATCGTTGACCGTCCCATAAGGGAGTGGGCCGTTCTCTTCCCAGTTATCTAATGTGTTTTGCACTTCAGCTAAACCAGCCTGAATCATTTCCTTGCTTGGTTCCAGCCATAACTTACGTTCTTCTGCTAGTGCAGCAATGCACATACAGAGAGAAGCAATATTTGCAGGACAAGCAGCAATATCACCAGTTACTGCAATCTCACTAAGTGGGACAGCCTTACCGGTTTTACTATGAATAACTTCAGGATTGATCATGAATTTGCTCCAGGTTATGGGCAGGGATAGGGAAGCATGGATAGTCACCGGTAGGGTCCAGTGTTACTGATACATGTAGTGTATTTGTCATTTGGGTTAGCATCTGAGCAGCATTGAAATCATCCTGGATACAGGCATATACAATGTCGCCCTTCTCACCCTCACACATTACTGGTGTGTCTTTGATACGGTATTTAGCAGGCATATTGTTTCCTTATTTTTTAATAATAATGGGATTTCTGTAATCCCAGGCTCTATTAAGTTTTTCCAACTTAAAACCTGCATACCCTGCTTCTTTAAACAGAATTTCTTCCGCAGTATCTATTGCGTTAATTTTGCATAAACGCCCATCTATACAGATGTTTTTAAAACTGCCTGTAGATTCCCTGTATATTCCATTGGAGTCTTTCTCCAACATAGTTGCATACCAACTTGCCATAAGTCCTCCTGGGACAGTAATTGAAACCAAAAAAAGACCTCCCGGAGGAGGTCTTAGGTTTACTTACTATTTTCTTCAATGAAGCGTCTCATACGTTCTTTCGCTTCATCATGTTCCTTAATGGCTACATAGTCTCGTGCATAATAATATACACACCATAGGCCAAGAACACATGCAGAGAAGCGAGCCACTACGAAGAACATCTCTTCTAGGCTCTGAGCATTGTGCAATGAAAATACAAATTCCAGAACCAGGATGATACTTATAATCATTGCTTGAATAGCTAGGCGTTTCATTCAGTAATAGTCTCACCTGGGATTAATTTACGGAATTGGATAAAATGAAGCAGGTTACCTGAGTACAGATTTCCTTCTTTATCCATGGATGTAACACCTTGTTCCCAGGTAACTGGTTCATGTTATTAACGTACTTTTCACCAAGGTTCATAGGTGTAGCTTGATGTTCCGTTGGAGAAGCATGAATAGGTTGGTTTTCCACTAATTTAGCGAATAAGCCAAGGTCTTCTTCAATAGTGGATGGACGTCCTTCAAAATTGTTATAAGAAGCACGTGCACAGCGTGCAGCACTTACTTTGAGAAGTAGTCCATGTACTTCTGCATCACTTGGTTCATCGCGTGTAACTCGATTGCGTTTGCAGAAATTGTAAGCCCCAACACGATCAATATGGGCAATATACGGTAGATGCCATTGCCCATATGGTAATGCTCTCGGTGTACTTTCTTCATGTGCCTTACGCATTGCCTGAGCCAGTTCACGAATCTCTGGTTGTGCATCTTTGTGGTCACGCAGTCCATAGAAATTAGCCCAGCTAGTTGAGGTTACTACTACACGAATATGTGTGAATGGTTCCAGAATGCGGTTAACAATCTGCTTATGCACTTGCCCACGACGCAGCATTTCTGCATAGGTAGCAACACTGGATGCAGCCTGTTCCCAGATAAAAATTGCATCACTGCGTTGGTCTTCTAATAGTTCTTCAAATGCCTGCATGCCTTTCTGGTTCTTGCCCCAGTGACTTGGCATCACTGGCTCATTACGAACCTGTTCGATGAACTTAGCAGTGGGGATAGCACGACTGCTTGAAGCATTGCGGTTGAATACACGGTGTGTCATAAACTCACTGTGAATGAATCGGGGATAAACCAATTCAAAGGTTGTGATACGAGTTCCTGTTTCTGGATGAACGGAATCTGCAATAACTGATGCCTTAATCATTAGAATGACCTTAGATAGTTGGTGATACCACTTCTCGTTTCTGTGATTTTCTTAACCTGAACATATACCAGCTTAAACTCACTACGAGGTAGTTCCTGTAATACTGCTACACCTTCAGTAAGAGCCACAGAACACGCTACAGCGGTTTCTTTTTTAAAGGAGTATAAGTCTTCATACATGAGGGCTTCATACTCCCTACGGAGCATACAGAGAGCATTTCTTGCCTTATCACTTACTTCTTGTGAACCAGCAGACATAGCTAAGCTGTATATGATAAAGACTTGTTCAAAAACAAAGTCCAGTAATCTATCAGGATTTCTAGTCCCTATGAATAATTCTGTTGTGTAGGAACGAGCTTTACGATTGAGTTCATACTCATCCTCTATGCCTTTATTGTAAAGAACAGGATTTCGTTCCCTTTTTCTTAGGAATGGGATACGCATTAGTATTTACTACCTCTTCTATACCAGGGGTAGTGATGGGTAGTGCTCTTACCCTTAAATACGTCTTTGGTTCTGGGATTCTTTTCCAATTGAGCCAGGTAAAGATATACATCACCTTCTACTGGATTTTCCCAGAAGGAATCTATAATCCTGTCTACCTGGCTCTTAAGTCTTGGTGGGGAAGGTATATATGTATCAACAAATACAGGCGCCCAACCTCTAGTTAATGCTTGATCCATCTTGGAGAACATTTTTTCCAGATTCTTTAAATCAAACTTAGAAACAGTAATGTCCACTGAGTCATGAATGCCTGCATGAGCAATTAGTCTCTCTTCCAGTTTGCTAAAGTCCATGTCATATAGGACTGATTTACCTCGTCTATTTTGAAACATAACAGTACCTGTAATTAAAAAAGCCCACGGGTTAGGTGGGCTTGGGTTAGGAGATGGATAAGCAATGAGCTGGAAGCAACTTCCACAAGCACCACTATGTAATGATGCTTAGGTTAGTTACTCTGCTTTACTGCCACCATTGGTTTGAACAACAGTTACATTTGTAACTTGGTTCTGACCTTTGTTGGACAGCGACCAAATCAATGCTACTACCCAGAAGACTAGTGACCAGCCTAATACGATATTAAGCACACCAATACCCCACTTAGAGGCGTGGCCTCGTGCAAAAGCAATGATAGTAGGGATAAGGTATACAGCTAATACGAATAACAGAACAAGGATTGCTGCTAAAGATTCCATGATGGTTCCTATGTGGGGTTGAGTTAGTTTCTTCACAAATAGCCCAAATATGCTGGGCTATTTAGGCAGCTACTTACTCTGCTTCTGAAGCAGCAGTCAAAGCTTTACGAACGTAACCACGTACTGAACGATAGCTTTCTTTCACAGATACTGAACGACCATCAATCAGATGAATTACAGCACCAGCTGGAGTTTCATCTACATCTACTACATTAGTTGCAACAATAGTTTTACGCATAGTGCTGTCGGTAGGAGTTACTTGAAATATTGACATGTTGTTTCCTTGATTAAGCCGGATAGCCTTTTATTTTGAAGGTCTAGCAGCTACTGGTTGGTTTTCCTGGTTCTGATACTTGCCATTGTAATTAGCAGGTTCTTGAACCAGATGAAATAATACTTGAGCTATCCCAGCACCAGCCGGGATATGTAATTTCTTACGACCATGATAGACCAGTTCAAGAGTCAAATACCCTTTCCATCCTGGTTCTATTACGGTATTGAACACAGATAATGCACGTCTTGCCCATGTAGACTTGTCATGAACGATAGCTACACAGGATGGGGACATGTTGAACTTCTCAATTGCTGAAGCCAATGTGAACTTACCGAAATGGCGTGATACTTGATCTCCATCAACGACCTTCACCATTGGAATCAACCCAAATAAGCGATAGAAGGTAATATCCTGTTTGATACGAATATCATAACCAGCTTCACCTAATCCATAGCTTACACCATGTTCGGATACCTTACGGTCTGGGACATCCAGCAATTGGGATGAACGATAAAGAGAATTACCATTAACAACCATTATTTCATTCCTTTAGGGATATGAACTACCTCCCCAAAAGGTACGGTAGCATTGGGATTATTCAGAACACACCAGATGATGGGGATATCAAATGGCAATTCTTCCATTGGACGAACATACATATCGGAGAATATGATTGCAGCGGTTGGCTTATTCTTAATAATCCAATCTCGTACAGGCACAAGGCTTGTACCACCACGACCTGTAATCTTAATCTCTTCAAAAGTATCTTCTTCAGTGATGTCTATCTCTTCCTGGATAACATCGTCGAAGGTAATTAGGGACATCTTCTTAGGATTGAACTGGCTCTTAACATAGGCAACCTCTGAGTTAAAACGCAGAGAATCAGCACTACTAATAGAACCAGATACATCCTCAAAATAAGCTAAGTGTCGTAAGCGTCCTTCATCATCTTCCAGGGAAGGTAGATAAATGTCAGTGTAACGACGGTTAGGCCTGGCCCACGTATAGTGAGTGTCATCAATGTCGGTAAAGAAGTTCATCAGAACTTCCTGCCATGGAACCACTGGTTTAAGGAATTGGGTAATAACCTCTTCCATACGACCAGCACCTTTACCGGGCATCTGTCCACCAGCCATCTTCTGGCTCTGCATTGCACGTACTACGTTGTTGACAACAGCACCCTGGGACTGCCCCGAAGTGGGGATTTCATGTCGCCAGCAAGACCAGCTCCAGCACCCCCAGACGGCTTCTGCCTTTTCTGAGGTTCTTCATCAGGTCATCGTAGATGTCTTCTTCGACCCATCCTTTATATTGAGGGTCTTTGCAAATGCCTTTATCAATGCCAGTGAACTTGTAACCATCTTCTTCTAACTGAAGGTTAATGAAGTGGTCACATGCCTGGTTCCAGACTTCTGGGTCACGGCTTCCACGACGGATGTCATGTAGATATGCCACATGCCAGAGTTCGTGCATTAACACTGTTTCTCTTGCATCTGGACACATCCAGATAAAGAAGTCTGGGTTGAAATGGAGTTCTATCCCATCAGTACATGCAGTGGGACAATTCTCACGATTCCATGAGAACTTAAGACTACACAGTAATGAACCAAAGAACGCTGCACTGCGTCCAAGAAACGCCTTAGCCTGAATACGGTCGTACTCACGCATGAGTTGTTCATCACTAAGTGTGTGCTGAGGAAATTGGTTCATGTTGTGATTATCCGTGAATGTAACGAGAGATATTAGCAGCAGCCTTACGCCATTCAGGAGTAGCCTGAAGATCTGGTAATGCATTGCCTACTGTACGGAAGTACAGAATCTTATGGGTGAACGTTTTAAAGCGTTCAATGTACTGAAGAACATCAACAAAGTTCTCTTCAGTAGTTTTGTTAGCCAGATGGTTAACGGTAGCCCAGCACAGGTTGTTATCTTCCGGTAGTGCACAGCCCAGTGGGTCTTTGACTACCTTTTCAATCGTAATGATACGATTATATACCTGAGTGAACTGAACAAATTCTGTAGCCTTACCAGCAGTAACGTGACCTGCATAGTAGATGGAATCTTCATCAGGAAGAGCACCTTCTGGCTGGTTCTTGAGGTCTTTATTAACAAAGTCCCAAGTACGAGGACAACAGAATGTTTTGTTCTTATGGGCCGGGTCGAAGTCATGCAGATAACCAGGGTTAGCATGTAAGAATGCAACCAGACGTTCATCCCATTGTTGAGGAATCATTACGTCTTCAACAAAGATGTCGAAGTTAAGTTCCATTTCAAAATGGACCACACGAGACTGCATTGCAGTGCCTAGCGGGTTAACAATGGCACGGTCAGTAGCTTTGTTACCAGCACAGACAATCATCACATTAGGATGAAGTTTTTTCTGACCTGTCATACGGTCTAGAATTAGTTTGTATGCAGCAGCTATTACTTCTTTACGAGCGGATGGGAACTCATCAAGGAACAGGAGCCACCCGTTATATCCTTCTGGTACTTCATCCCCTTCAATAGGGAATAAGTCAGCGAATGGAATAAACTCTGCACGGTCACCATTACGGAATGGCAGACCACTACGTTATGTTCAGTAGAGTTTGCAAGGCTCTACCCGTATATGCGAGTTGGACATATACAGCTACGTATTACTACGCAGACCAGACTATATCAACACCCTCAGCTTTACCTGTCCGGGTGGCTATCTTTTCGAGTGCCATTGGCTTGCACCCTACTCTACTCACTTCCGTATCACTACGTGTTTTCGATAGTCGTTAGGCATTTAATTATTGAAAGTTTTTAATTCTATCCCAGCCCCAGGAATCAATTGCCTCATCAGCGGCTAAAGCTGCCTCTAGGTCAGTATTGAATCTACCAATGTTTACTGTTTTGCCATCTATCTTTATAGATGCTTTCCAAACAGCTCTTTTGGTATCCCAGTACACATATCGGTACTGAGAGGCTTTACTAGTTTTTTCACCTAGTCGGGATTTGGAGCCTTTTCTACCATTAGCAAATGCATGTAAATGATTCTCGGATATGGTTACCCATTCCAAATTTTGAACATGGTTGTTCTTATCATTTTTGTCTAAATGGTTTACTTGAGGCTTGTCTTCAGGGTTAGGAATGAAGGCTATAGCAACTAAGCGATGTATTAAACATCTTTTTTCTTTGTTGCCTTTCCACAAACTGACTTGTAGATACTTACCGCTAGTCTGTACACATTGGTTCTTTATCATACCTGTACGGGTATTTCTAACGCGACCATGCGTAGAGACTTCATAGTAACCTTCATAACCAACAATGTCTTTCCAACTTTCATTAATATTTAGCATGGGATTGTCCTCTATTGGGAAACCAGAGTGTATCATGGTTTCCCTGTAATAGTAGGAGTTTCCCCATTTAGATAGCTTTCGATGTGAGGTCACCCCCACAAAGCCCTATTAGTTAAGGTCTTCCGGGGCAGAAGTAGATAGACGGTGGTCTATCAGCTTCATGCCAAATTCTTCTGCAATAGAACGAATGATTGCAGATTTACCCATGCCGGGTGATGAAGTCAGGAACGGTACGTTGCCTGCTTTTAGGGCACGGATAATAAAGTTACGAGCTTGACGTGAATTACATACGGTCAAGGAGTCAATGCTTGCCATTTACTTACTCTCCTAAAGCTAATGGAATTGCTAATTAAGATTTAGTGCAGGGGTATGCCTTGTGTACTGAGTACACAACAATTTGAGATGTATTCTTCAATTTGAGGATTGCAGAATCATAAATAACTACTTTGGCAATTTTAGGCGGAATGACTGAATACTTAATACCTTCGGGAACACAGTTATTTGTGCTCTCGATGTAAGAGATCATACTGCCCATGAAGAATCCTTGTCCGAACGCATCCCTGGTGTCATCCAGATAAGCCTGAGCACCTTCCAGAATAGGTTCTGGTTCAATTGCTTGTGCATTTGGAACCAAAGCTATCAGTGCAGCTACTGCAATACCTTTAAGTAAAGTTTTCATTTAGTTACCCTTTAATTCGTTGAGTTGCAGTGCTCCGGTAGGGGTTAATGACCACCCAAGACCAGCATTGAACTGTACTAAGCCCAGCTTCTTAAGAGACTGTGCGGTTTTGTTATTACGGTTGCTGGTGGCAGAGCCACCTTGAACCATACGAAGGAAGATTGCTTGGGACTGAGTTAATTTCATTTCTTCTCCGGTACGAACTGCATTACACAGTTTTGATTACGAGGGATATTTAATTCACATTCAGCCTTGAGTGAATCAACCTTGGCCTTAGAGTTTGGGCCAATATGAGTCATTAACATACCCATAGTGAACAGCCCAAACGCAAAGCCTACAATCAAAGCAAAGACTGTTTCGGATTTCATTTCCTGGCTCCAGGATGTTTAAGTCAAAAAAAGACCTCCCTTCAATAGGGAGGTCAAACTTGAGGGTTTCATTTCAGGGTTTATAACCCCAAACAAAGGATACTCTTATTCTGCAACAGTAACAGGGATGGTCACATCTACCGTACCATTGGTAACTACTACAGAAGTAGCATCACCAGCAGCCACTGGTTTAACTGTCAGTACATTACCAGCAATGGTAGCCGTAGCACGACCAGAATCTGGAGCGGTCTTGATAGACAAAGCACCAGAAGAAGAACCAACAGGCATAGCAACAATTGTTACGGTCTTACCGGCAGCAAGATCGTCAGCAACAGACAGAGCAAGTGAATCAGGAGTAGCTACCAGAGAGCTTGCTTCGTAGTAGCCTACAGCTAACAACGATTCATCTTCTACAGTGGTTCCATTAGCATCAGTAACAATCACTTTATAAATACCAGCAGAAGTAGCTGTTACATCATTAAGAATCAATGTTGCAGTAGCAGCAGATGGGTTAGTACTAGAGCTAATATCAGCGAATGCTGCACCAGCAGTATTTGCTTTGAACTGCCATTTATAAGTAAATGGTGCTTTACCACCTGCTACATCAACATGCCAGTTAATATCTTCACCTTCGATGGTGGAGACTACACGAGGCAGTTTGGTAGCAATAGTCAGTCGTGGAGTAGCTTTCATATCAATAGAGATGGACTGCATATCCACGATGTTGTTAGGCCAGAAGCCTGCTTCGGCTGGGTTTTTAGCAGAGCGTTTATACAGCAGATCACGAACACCATGAAAGATAACTAAACTATCAGGGTAAGTGGCATCAGGGTGTACAAAAGTACCTACTTCTACGGAACCACCTGGGATAGAACCACTGGCATCCAGTACAGTTGCAACATTGGTGGTTTTGTTAAAACCTACTTTCAAAGTTGGCATATCAATTTCCTCATAAGTAAATAGCAGGATTAGTATACATGATGAATAAAAATAAAAACCCTCCAAAAGGAGGGTTAGTTGTTTACACAGTAGATAGCAAAAGCTAGCCATCCTGCCATTGCAAAGCAGCCTAGTGAGTATGCTCCATAGTAGTAATAAGCAAACTTAGTTTTGTGGGCATGAACTATTGTAGACAGAACTAGTACAGATAAAACTATCAGTATTAGCTGAAAGATTACTTCAAAAGGGATTAGCATAGTTGTTACCTCCAAGCAAAAAATAAGCCTCACTCCTTCGGGAGTGAGGCTAGTTTATTAACTTAATGCATAGTCTGTTTCAAGGATGTCCTGCCAGAGGCTGTCATCCAGCTTACCAGCAGAGAACTCTTGTCCCAGTACCTGAGACAGGATGAAGCCCAGTAGGTCACTCTTAGCAATGTCAGACAGAATCTGATTGTACTGACGACGCAGGTCATTACCGTAGTTAGGATGGCAACGGAAGCAGTCGTGTACAGTCATTACAGGGAATGGTTTCTTAGGCATAGTGTCAATCATATCTGCTACTACCTGACGATCTACATAAGCAATAGTACATGGGTCAAGATAATCCAGGATTGATAAGGATAAGAAGCCAGATTTCTCATAATGGCTCCATAACTCCTGTACCTTCTCCAGATTACCTGCAATTTCCCCATATTCTGATGGACCTTCATCGCAGAGTTCTCGCACAGCTTCCACTAAGTCACGGTCGAAGTTACAACGACGCAGCATCTCACGTACCACCATCCATCAATAGAGTGGGTGATGTTAGCAGAGAGCATACGAGTCTTCTCTTCAGTGCCCTGAACCATACGAGTGATGTCGAATGGCTTACCTAAGAAGTTAACAGTTTGTACTTCTGGAACCATGACCTTAATGACAGCGTGGAAGTTGTCAGGCAGTACCCATATGTAACGGTTAGCATCCGGGTTACCACATTGCAGTAAGAACTTGTTCAGTGCCCAAGGACCACTAGCAACAGTTTCCATTACATTTTCAAAAGTCTTGAGACGAATACCTTCACCGAATACTTCTTTAGGCTTGGCTTCTGAACCGTAGAATGCAGTCATAACTGCCTGCTTAGTGTCACTACGTTTAATACGAGATGCTTCACCAAGGATGTCCAGCATCTTGTGGTAGATGACTGTATAAGCATCACGACGTAATGGCTTACCATTCTCTCCCATGTAGTTAACTACGTTACACAGTTCAGCAGCAGAACGGTCACCAGTCAGGCAGGCCAGTAACTGTAAGCCAGATGATGTAGCATCCAGAGCTACAGCATAACCAATAGGCTTACCGGCTTTCATATCTTTCCATGCATTTACACCAGCAAAGAACAGAGCAGAATCTTCAGCTTCATCTACCAGATTAAGCAGGTTAGCTTCATTCTCATCGAACCAGCTAATACGTTCATCCCATGTCTTTTTATCTAAGCCATAGTTATTAGCAATATCTACTTTCAGGTATTCACGAGCGGTTAACAGTTGCATTTTATGTTCCTTTTGCTTCTTGGCTCCCCACTATGGAGAGCCTGCTTATTGGATGATTATTTCCAGGCCCACTTAAAGCCTTTGTACGTTTTGGGGTTATAAATATGACCTCTACCATCTTTCACAGGGATGCCATTGGCTACTGTTATAATACCCCACGTTCTACCACTTACATGACGTGCAGCTTCTGCTGTAGTAGCAAATTCTTTATAGAATGTACCATCTAGATGATAGGCGATAACGGGTTGTGCAGTGGCAATGTTACCTTCTTTCTTGCTACGTGCTCCTTTATCTCTATTCTCTTTCCAGGACATTAGCTGAATGTTATCTAGAGTATATGGTTTGTGGTCATTAATACGGTCTACGGATGGTTTGTAGTCTTTTGCATAGTTACTCGCCACATAATCATCCCATAGTTGATGGATATTTGGTTGCTTATCCAACCATTCATAGAAATCCTCTAGTGAATAGCTGGGTGGTGGGTGTCCTCTTTTTATAGAGTGAGTTAGTTGAGTTAGATAGGTCTTCCTGAACATACATACTGGGTCAGCTTTGTTATACCTTAAGGCTCGACATTTACGACACCGTACCTCATAACCGTCTTTGCAAGATGATTTTGGTACGAACTCTGTGAGGTCTTTTGTTTCCCCACAGTCCTTGCAGATTTTCATTAGTCCTCCACGAGTTCTTTTTGTGCGAATTCTACCACTGCCTTATTCCATGAAGTACCTGCATAATTTATGTGGTAACCACAGGCATATGTACGCCCACGTTTATCGTATTTGTGAGCCAAGGAGAAGTTATTACCTTCTTTGGTCACTAACTCCATTACTTCCTTAGCAGTACGGCTGTACTTCTCAAAGGCTTTAACACGTTTCTCATAGTCCTGACGAGTTTCACCTTCTTTAGGTTTATCCATGTTAGGACGGGAGTCTTTTACATAGTTAGCAACGTCCCAGTTAATGCAGAGACGTTGGTTATTCATGCGGTTGATGTGGTCAAGACAGACATCCATCTCATGATGGTTCTTCTTGAGGATGATGCTGCCCCTGCTTTCGTAGTAACCAGTATCACGGTTACACTTAACAGGCTTAGGAGCACTTACGATGGGCAATGGGTACTGGAATGCTTCCAATTCCATCTGAACATCTTCACTAATCTCATAGATAACACCGAACATGTCGATGGTAGGGTCATAGTTGAAGCAGTCATTCTCTGCCATCTTATACAGACAATCAGCGATGTACTGAGCATCATCTGAGTGACTCATGAGGGAGCCAATCATAGTTTGGATGTTGGCACGTTTATGTAAGGCAATCTGCACCATTGCATCAATGAGCAGCTTATAATCAATTTCTAAATAGGCAGCGAATGCCTTAAAGTCAATTTCTTCGGAGTCCTCGAATTCCTTCCTCATGCGAGGCAAGAGCTGATTTTTATTGAATAGTTTTTCGAGTTGCTTCTGATGTTCAATAGATGAGTACATCGCTTATTCTCCTAAATGTGATTAATAACCAAAAGCTGCGGAGCAGCTTTAACTCCAATAATTGTAAGCATCCCCTAAGTATTTACGCCATGCTTCTGGCAATAGCACATTGCCAGTGACATTATTGAACAGGTATGGGTCCAGAAGGGCATCTTCCATTACTTTGAAATCCCACTGTGGATTAGTAGATGCATAGGAAATAAAGCCTTCAACGAAGCCATAGATAGCACCTTCTTTAATTCGGTTACCACTGCCATCCCTTACTGGAATGGCAAAGCTATTACCGTAATGACCATAGGCCATACCCCAGCGAGCACCATGCTTCTTATATGCCAGTTTGGCAGCAGTATTGGTATGCTGCCCAAGTACATTGGTAGTGAATACTAAGATTTCTTTCATGAATTATCCTTTTGGATTTTCTACAAAGTAGTTATACATAGCCTTTACTAGCTTCTCTTTAATAACCTCACCATGGCATGGTTTCGGATAACAGAAGCACTGTAAGGCTAACCCTTTCTCGTCAATGGCTTTATTACCCAGACGATTAAGTTCATCCAGTACAACTGGATTACCTTTATCAATCTGATCTTGTAACCAGACTTTATACTTAGCAATTACTTGCTCTCTGGTTCCATGTTTACCAATGACAAATGGATTGCCTAATGGTGAACCACGTCCAATATACTCACCTGATTTACCATGATGTTTATTAACAATGATGATTGGACGTGCAGATACACCTAGTAAAGCATTGGTGTCGTTACCTAATGACATAATCTTCATGGTTTAAGTACCTGAAATGCAAACACAGGACGTTTACTACGCCACTGGTTCATAGCTAGTTCACTAGTTTCAGAACCATCATGTAAGTCATAGATAAATGAAATTACATAGTCCGGTTCTTCTGGGAAGTTCTCTGTAGAGAATGGTAGCCCTGAATCCTTAAGGATAGGAACCAGTGGAGATTCAGCATTACAGTAAAGAGTAAACTCTTCATTGAATGCTTGGCTTGTCTGAGATACATAATCAATATTACGCATCATCTTATCTACATCAGTAAATGTAGAATCATGAACTACTAGAATAGTTTTCATACCTTTTTCAATGTCCCATAGATGTTATTATCTACAATACTTAAATCACAGAAACCAATCTCTTCTTGTCTCCCAGAGGATACCCAGATATTGTTTTCTGTTAGCTTAGGCTTCTTAGAGAATCCTATTAGTGAGGTATTAGCACTCTTATACTGTCGTGGTAATAGTGCTACATACTTAACCCAGTGAGGCACTTGGATAGTATGTCCCATATATTCCACGTTCTTGCCTGTAGGATATGTAATAATCATCTAATACCTCACAACGTATACAGGTTTATTAAGCCTATTCATGATATCAATCATGTGCTTGGTTCCTTTGGAATTACCATCCCAGAAGCATACAGCAGCGTCTGCAAATTCACCCATTTCCTGATTACGTCTATAACCAGCAGATTTTCCATATTTATCCCAGTTTGCTGGGAAATTATGAATAGTCATTTTGTTATTAGCCCATAGGCTATATGCAAGCATATCTGCTCCACGAGCCATACCACATACTAATTCTGGATTAGGGTCAATCTTACCCTTCTCCACTAAATCCATTAATACTGTAATCATTACTTGGGTATTTACGAAGTCTCTCCCACCAGCTACGATTAGCTTCATTTCTGATAACCTTCTATGAAGTTAGTACGACGAATGAGCTGAGTAGATGCCTTAACAGCCATCTGCTTGAACTCATCTTTGTGTTGGTTTTCCAATATCTTATCCCATTCTTCATGGTTCCGTCGTTTTTGTAGGATACGACTGCAACGTTTATGATTGGCAACTCCTCTACGTTTGTTGCATACAGGGCAAAGACCATAATCAGTTGAGTACATCATTTTAGTTGAATCCGTAATAGTTAAAGTAAGGAGCCTTTCTGTCTTCAGTTGATTTGATAATCACTGACTCATCCAGAAAGTACATCTCATTATTAATACGTACTTCTCTGTAGGATAACTTACTAAAATTACGTATATATACCTATCTAACATATACCTTACGGGTATGCTTTAGCATGAACCAGGCATACCCTTTGGGATTTACTAATATTGTTTTATCTACGATGACATCACTAAGATTGTTCACCTAGTGCCTCCATTAGTATTTTACGAATAACGTTAACATCAGATTCAGTACCAATTAAGCCAACAGGCTTACCTGTACTATCTGTTACAAAGGAAGCAATCCTTTCCATCTCTGCTGTAATTAACTTGTCACCATTAATAAGACGATTACGAAGGTAAGCTTCATAAGCTACCTCTACATCCTCTACTGTGGTTCTTTCATTACGAGTGAATGGATTGCTTAAAGGGAATGGTAAGTGGATACGTATATTCCGGTCAGCTATCTTAGCTGAATGTGGAAGTATACAAATAATTTCATTCAAGATTATTTCTCCTATTTAAATACATATCTAACTATTCAAGAATAAAAAATAGAAGTCCCCCTAATGGAGGACTCCTAGTTATTTGATACATGGATGATTGAAGGTAACAATCTTACGTACTGGTTCAGATGTCTTTTGCTTAGCAGCCAGACGCTCTTTCATCTTTTGTACGTCAGCTTTGGTTCCCATGATTAATGACTTACGCATGATTTAGTACTCCACATAAAGTTAAAAGGTTTACTGTTACGTACAATTCTTACAACCATTTGATAGCCATTGAGTTGCACAACACCATAGTGCCGTTTCTGTACACCAGTGTGATACCTACGAAAGATACATTCTTCAATGGCATCTTCTATGTTAGTGAATATCACTGGTTCCTCCGTACACACTCTTCTGACAGTGAGACATGTGACAGCAGTGTTTACACTTCTCCACCTGGTTCATCTCTTCCACGAGCATCACTCGCTCCGGCTATGAACATACCAATAATTACGCCTACGGCTAATAGCCACGGAAATGCAGCTACCAGCAGTATCATTAATAGAATACATAGAGTCTCTGCTAGTAGCTTCATAGCATTATCCTTTGTGAAGTTTACGGATTTGTTTACGAGTAGGTTTAGCTACAAAGAAGTGGTCATAATGACGTTCACGTTTATCCACTAATGTTACTTGCCATCGTTTATCGTAGTTAATACGACTACCAATTGGTTCCATGAACTCAATCAGACTAGTTGGATTATATCGGTTACATACTATACGCATAATGGTTACTCCTTCATCTAATATAAATCTATATCTATCTGGTTACTGTTTCAGTACCCTTCGTCTAAAGATACTCAAAAAGTAGAAATAGCTTATCGTCTAGTTAAAAATAAAAGACTCCCCGAAGGGAGTCTAGTGGTTGATTAGAAAGTCAGTTTACGAGCATATTTATTCTCGTCTGCTGGGATGTCAGCAGCCTCTGCTTTCACACGACGAAGTTGAACTTGCAGGTTAATGATACCTTCTTCACCTGGTTCCAGGTTCTGAGCATATGCGATTAACTGTTCCAGCAAGTCATTCTGTGCACAACGCATAGCACGGAAGTCAGCATTGCTGCTATTAGTAGGCAGTGGTTCCTGAGTATCCAGTGGAATACCAGTAGGCAGAGAGATGAATTTCTCATCATCAGAGCTTCATTAGCTACATAACCAATGTTCAGCCAGAACTGAGCTTTTGGTTTGTCAGCTTTAGCAGTGGTAGCAGCAGCGTTAGATTGACCGAAAGTGAATTTTTGAATAGACATTTTGTACTCTCCAGATTTATGTGATTTACGGGTGAACTCGTCGGTGAGAACACCCAAACAAAAGGATAAAAGTTCAATGATTAGTGGATGCATTTACATCATCCATAAGACGCGGAGCGTCTTGGTTTTCAGAATGGACAGCCTGTTTCAGTTTCCAGTTTATCCATGAAGTAGCCTGAGTTATGCAGATAGGCATGTAATTCAACATGTCCTTGCATACGGTATTCATCGAGTAATGATAGAAACTCTCCATACTCTTTATCTGTAGACCTTTTTGCATTGCTTAGGTCTACAGGTTTATTGCTAAAGCAATCCTCAATCATACGGATATTCTCTACGTTCATGGATGTCTCCTAATTGGTTGAAATGTATCCGTAAGCTGTGGAACAGCTTAGTTTTTACTTATCTGATAGCAGGATGGATTTTACTTTTTGACCATTACCATAGTCAGTGTTTACCAGAGGTTTTCCAATGTGAACGGAAACCAAAGTAACCAATGCAAGTACACAAACAGTTAAGATAAATGCGTTTTCTAGTTTGCTCATAGTAGGAATCTCTTTTAACTTTTTATGCGGAATAGTTGAACTATCTAATGTTCAAAACAGGAGACTCCGAAGAGTCTCCTAGGTGACTTAGTCTTTAGTCAGGATGTCAATTACTTTGGAATATTCTGCGTTATAGATACGAGCGTTTTCTGAATCCTTGCAGAATTCCTCAATACTTTTCTTACGCAGAGTCTCAGTCATAGCTGTTTCCTCTGCCAGTTTATTAACGAATGTATGCATTTCTAATTTAGTACGAATGGCTTGTTTCTCTGCATAGTACTTACATATGAATTAAGCATACCTACTGCTTTAGTTGCTGTACCGAATGTATCTGCAACAGTAGTAGCAGCTGAGTTAACAGTACCAAGTAAAGTTCCTGCGGTCATACGTACAGTAGCTTGAGTAGTCATGATGATAGCTCCAATAGTTGATGATAGGACAACATGTCCATAACATGCGGAGCATGTGTAACGTGTAAGGTGGGGTAGGGTAGTGGCTACACCGTCAACATACCGGGGGGGATGGTTGAGTGTAAGGGTGTAGCCCCAGCCACACCACTGTAGCCATACATAGCTATCACAATTTTGACATGCAAAAATATTATGAGGAGGTATCTATCTACCTCCTATTTATCTCTTATTCATCATAGCGTTTGATACTTAAAACCTCATACAGCTTACCATTTACAAGTAATGGTCTACCCACTTCTACGAAAGCCAGGCTGTGTACTATCACTGGTTCAGGTAAGCCCTTAACTATTACATACCACATGTTAATCCTTATAAGTAGTTAAATAGGAGGGAGCATATACCAAATGTGGTGATTGGAAAGTATCACTAGTGGTGAAGGTAAGAGTGTACTTATCCGTATTCACATGCCACGGGGAGTATAAGGAGGAAGGCCATGGTAATTCTTTTCCTGGTTCTTGTACTTTTACAATAACCTTTTTGCCTAATATTAGAGCTAACCCCTTAACTTCGTGAAGTGTTTGCTCATCCGGTACAAGGATAATAGGAGTGAGCCTTCCAAGAAGGTTTTGTAAGGTTGTGTGTCTGGTGGGATTAGGACCACCAGCATAACCTATCTTAGTAAGTTTCATGAGATATAATCCTTACTCTTTTAAAATCTTTATTGGGTCTACTATCCATAGTAAGCCCATCGAACCCTTCTTCTATCCTTGGTTCAAAGAACAAGAATGCAGATTCACCAGCAGGTATCTTTATGGATTCCCCTGGGTTAATGATGGTTAACTTAGCTGGACTATTGAGAAGAAGGATGGAACCACGGGTACTATCTGCTAACTCACCAGGTAGCATAAGCATATGACAGTCTTGTGGGAGTAACCAATCAATAGCTTTATTGACATTCTCGGAGTAAACAGAGACTTCATCCTTATATTGATGGGGGTATAGTACTCTATTCATAGGGCACACTCGTCGCTAGATAAATATGAGGTAGAAGGATAGAGGGTAATAAGTCTACCAGTTAAGGTAGTTACTACCATAGGTTCAGCAGTTGATAAGATGTATACCCTTGCAAACTCAGATATCTCAATTGATGTATCTATCTTAGTGAAAGTGATGGGTATGCCTAACATTAGACAAGTACCTATGAACTCATCGGCTTCTTCACTTGGTTCATATAAAATAGTAGTTCCATCCAGTTTACCATTTAAACAATCCCGTTTAGTTACTTTACTGCGATAGCAACTTGTACTTAGAGCAACTAATGAGTAGAAGTGCATAACTTACTTCCTTACATAGTAGTAACGGTATTCCTCATTCTCATAACGACTATCCCATTGGTAGTCATCAGATATCAACATAAAAGGTAGAGCATCATACGCACCACTATTGGTATAGACAGAAGGAGGAATGATACACACAACCTTACGGTCATTACCTGCTAAGAAGAGTTGACCCCTTACTTCATGGTAGTCCTCTAAGGTAGGAACCAGGATTACTTGCTGGGGATTACTGTTCATGACTTCTTCTAAAGTGAAGTCAGTTGTATACATAGGCTCTTCAGCAAAACTGGGGATGGTCATTATGAATTTCATGATGGATTTTCCTTCCTTTAGGAATAGGTCTGAAGTAAATGGAAAGTGTTTTATTAAAGACGTTATGATCAGCTATCATTTCCCAACCAGGTACTTTATAGAACTTGACTCCTGGGAAGAATGTTTCGAAGTCTGCATACTTAGTAAGGTCATACACAACTGGTTCAGTAAGTATACGTGTATTGATTTGCAGGTTACTTAAGAAGAATGAACCAACTATCTCATGGGATTCTTCACAATCAGGCAGGAAGACCATTTGTTTAGGTGTTAGGAACTTACTTACTATCTCTGGTTCCCCTAAGTAGTAGGGTTCTTGCTTACGAAGTACTCCGGTAATATCAATATCAAAAGCGTAGATGCTCATTTTTGCATACCTCCTGAAAAAGAAATGGGGTAGAGCCTCTCGACTCTACCCTTACCGTTTTCAATCACGGGTCAGTTCATCACCCTAGATACATGTGTATCGTTAGCCTACTAGGTAGGAAAGGAGCCGGGCAACCCTGACTGTAGAAGTTATTAACTCTTTACGAGTACCGCCACTGTCTACTAGGCGGCATGACTAATCACATCGTCACCGTCATCCGAACACTGTCTTTGCTTCGCCTGACGGAGACACTATGAGGTAATTTTGTGAAGAACACAAGAGATGAAGGATGTTTTTCTAAAGAGTAAGTTTCTCTTGGTTCTAAGATTTTAATGCCGGGTCGATTCTCTAAAAGCATCATCCCAGCCAATTCATGATAGGTATCTTCATCGTGAGTAATGATAATATCATCTGAAAGAATACCAGCCTTAGTGTGGTCTAGCTCCTTGTATTCATCTTTAGAGTCGTGGACTCTCATATAGATTCTCAAAGGTTACTCCTTTAGGGAATAGGGTCATCGGAACATTACATACTATTTAGTATCATGAACTTTTTCTATATCATGACTAAAGTGTAACTGTATGGTATCGTTTCTTCAAGGGGTATCTCACCCCAAGAAAAGAATCTTCTTTAATAGACATAACTTTGTAGCGAGATAAGTATGAGTGAACTAACTAAGCAGCAGATTATTAATGCCTTACCTGCTAACTTCAAAAACAGTGTGACCCAGGAGTTGGTAGACACGATTAACAACATAACCCAAGACCAACTGGTTGCTGAGTCCTTTCGTGAAAACTTTATCTCCTACTCTGGTGTAATGAAGGAAGGTAAGTTTAAGACACAGGACTACATGAATGCAGTTCAGTATGTGACTTACAAACATATGGGCTACTCAAATAAGGAAGCCTACTTCAAGACATTCCCTAACCGACAAGCAGAACTTGTAGCACGGGGAACCAGTGAGAAAGATATTAGTGCTTACGTATCTGCTTACCACAGAGGTAAGCTAGTTAACCTCATCATGGAACAAAGTTTGGTTCCAGTGTGGATTGTAAACCAGGATAATTATCAGAAGGCAATCAACGTTCAGGTTGAACTGATGACTACAGCAGCAAGTGAGAAGGTAAGATGTGATGCAGCTAACTCTATCCTTACTCACTTAGCTAAACCAAAAGACCAGGTAACGAATATCAATCTGGACTTAAGAGAGAACTCTGGGTTGACTGACCTCAAGGCAACACTTGCTGCATTAGCTGAACAGCAGATTAATGCAATCAATAGTGGCGTACCTACCAAAGAGGTTGCTGGTTCTAAACTAGTACGTGCAGATGAGGACATTACAGATGTCTGAGTTAATTAAACAGGAACTGGATGAATGGCTAGACCAGGTGGATTACTCCCACCTTAATTCATCTAACTATGTTCCTAGTCAGTTTGCTCTTACCTTTGCCAACTTTATTAAGTTGGTTAATGGCAAAGAGGGCGAATCCAACAAAACACCACCAGTTCACCTGAAGATGTTGGATAAGATGATTAGTCCGAACCAGTATGTAGTTAATCTGTGTTTCCGTGGTGCAGGTAAGACTGCTGTGTTCATGGAATACTTTACTTTGTTCCTGGCAGTGTTTGGGCACTTACCAAGCTGGGTAAGGTAGAAGGAATGATTTACGTATCTGACTCAATGGATAACGGTGCTAAGTCTGCACGTAAGAACATTGAGTTTCGTTACAAGAATAGTGAGTTCCTTCAGCAATGGATACCCGAAGCTACCTTTACGGATAACCTATTGGAGTTTCGTAATGTAGAGGGGCATCGACTTGGTGTTAAGCTATTTGGTGCTAAGACAGGTCTTCGTGGTACGAAGATATATGGTAAGCGTCCAACACTCTGTGTACTGGATGACTTGATTAGTGACGGGGATGCTAACTCCAAGACTAGCATGGAAGCTATTAAAGATACTGTTTATAAAGGTGTGAACCATGCTCTTGACCCGACCCGTCGTAAAGTAATTTTCAATGGTACTCCCTTTAATAAGGAAGACATTATCATTGAAGCAGTTGAGTCTGGTGCATGGGATGTAAACGTGTGGCCTGTGTGTGAGAAGTTTCCTTGTAGTAGGGAAGAATTTCAGGGTGCATGGGATGACCGATTCTCTTACGATTACATCAAAGCTCAATACGATATGGCAGTTAAGACTGGTAAGCTGGCAGGCTTCTATCAGGAACTTATGCTCCGTATTAGCTCCGAAGATGAGAGACTGGTTCAGGATAGTGAAATTAGATGGTATAGCAGACAGCAACTGTTAAGGATGAAGTCCTGCTACAACTATTACATCACAACCGACTTTGCTACTTCGGAGAAACAGACCAGTGACTACAGTGTCATATCAGTTTGGGCTTATAGTTCTAATGGAGATTGGTTCTGGATTGATGGTGTGGCTAATCGTCAGCTTATGGATAAAAACTTTGATGACCTGTTCCGTCTGGTTCAAGAATACCAACCACAAAACGTTGGGGTCGAAATCACAGGACAGCAAAATGGATTCATTTCACTCCTTCAGAAAGAAATGATTAACCGTAATGTCTTCTTTAACTTTGCATCCTCTGAAGGTGGTAAGCCAGGCATCCGTCCTGTAACTTCTAAGCTGTCACGCTTTAACCTGGTAGTTCCATGGTTCAAAGCTGGTAAGATGTACTTCCCGGAAGAGTTGAGAGACTCAACTATTATGGGTCTGTTCATGGGCCAGATTAAACTAGCTACCATTAATGGAATTAAAGGTAAGGATGACTGTATTGATACTATCTCCATGCTGGGTTATCTCAATCCTTGGAAACCACAAGCAGGTATGACTATGGTGGATAATAAGGGCGACCCAATGTGGGATGATGAAGAAGAAGATAGTGTTAACCCACTACGTTCATACATTGTGTGAGGAACCATGCAAAAATTATCGGAAGTATATCGTGGCTTGGCACTAAGTACCTTGAAAGGTACTGGTGCAGTCACTGATGACAGATTAGATATTGAACCAGATAGTAAGCCTGAGATACTAGCTGCTATTAATGAGGGGCTGGTACGATTACATAGTCGTTTCCCCCTTAGAACTAATAGTTGTATTGTGGAAATGAAGGAAGGTCGTACTGATTATCCTCTTCAATCTAAGTATGCCTACTCCAGATTTACTAAGCCCACACTTGAGATTCAATATCCATATATCATGGATGGGTTCATGAAACCTTTCCGGGATGATGTTATTAAAATCTTAAATGTGTTTGATAACTCAGGGAATCGACGTAGACTGAACGACGATTCAGACCCTCATGCTATCTTCACTCCACGGCCTGATACTATTCAGTGTATGCGACCTCGACACTTCGAGGCACTTAACGTAACTTATCAAGCTAAGCACCTGTACTTACGGGTGATGAAGAACAGGAAGTTGACTTAGCAGACACGCTAATGACAGCACTTCATAACTGGGTGGGTTATCGTTACCATACTGGTTTGAATACTCCTGAAGCTAACGCTAAGGCAGCAGAGTATCTGCAAACGTATGAAAGCATCTGTGGTGAGGTTGTTGATTACGACCTGGCTAATGGAAGTATTTCAATTACCGAAACTAAATTTGAACAACGAGGATGGCGATGAACGCACATACCCCCTTTGATGCAAAGCAGGATTGGACCAATCCTTACTGCCAGAACAGTTCCAATGACCCAATGGTAGATGCATTACTTGGTAATGCTTACCATGTGGTTCGTACTGTGTACTGCAACCTAGGTAACCTCAAACTCATTTATGATTTCTTAAATAAATATGGAATGGTGTTAGGTGTTCAATCAGAAACTGAACTGAAGGCCATACCTACCAGTGCATCTTATGTACGACTGTATGGTTTTGACAATACCAATAAAAGAGTTGTTACAGATTATCTGTATGTAGAAGGTGACCGTACAGGTGTAATTCCAGATGACCCTTCCGCTACTGGTTCCTGGATTCTGGTTGCCACTTCTAATTCAGATAGTGGTGGAGATGACGGCGAAGGTAAAGCATCACCTCCATACATTCCATACTCATATAATAATGGTTCTGCTATCGGTGGTGAAACCACTATCCCAGTGCCTGCTGGTACGGTTGGTGTACCGATGATTGTAATTGATGGCTATACCAACTTAGTTGGCTATGGTTTTACTTACGATGCATCTACACTAACCGTTACTCTGGCTCAACCATTAGAACCAGGTGATGAAGTACACCTGTTCCTGACTGGTACTCCAGCAGTTCCTGATAATCCTAATGTATCTGACTGGGTTCAGATCAACTGGTTGTACAACGGTGGGTATGCTTCAGGTGGTGAGCAAGTAATTGCTATTCCTTACACATTTGAATCTGTACCGGCTATCTATAAGAATGGCGAACGTTATTATGCAGGTTTAGCAGACAAGTCTTATGCGGTTGATGCTGCTAACCAACGTATCCTATTAACTGAGCCATTAGCTACTAATGACCGTCTGATTATTCAGATTGGTGGTGAATCCACTACGCTCATTATGTCTGACCGTACTGTTCAGGAAGTAGCTCGTTCTGCTAACGTACATGAGAATGATGTTATTCTGAGTACGAATACCACTCAGTATTTGAATGGTATGAAGGTCATATATGATGTGGTAGGGCAGAAGATTTATGGTCTTCCTACTCTACCTACTAACGTTTATATCAATTCTGTATCCAACGGTCAGTTAACTTACTCACCAGGGAATATCACAGTTGACCTATTGCCAATGCCTAGTGAAGCGTTGTCTGCTTTGGAGACTTTAGAAAATAGTTTAAATTCTCCTCTTGGCTTTACCAATATCGGACGTGTGCAGTCATTCGCTGCTCTAAGAACTTTGGTTCCACCTTCAGCTGGTGCACGTGTCCTTTTGTCTGGGTACTATGATAATAGTGATACTGGTGGTGGTGAATTTATTGCTCGTTCTACTACAGGTATGTCTGAAGTACCAGACGATGATGGTGGGGTGATTGCGACAGTAAATTCAAACTGGTATTGGGAACGGGTAGATACCAATAATGCTACTGTAGAAGATTTTGGTGCAATCTCTTATACCGGGGATGACACAACAGGTATTGCTGATTCTTCCGATGCATTCCAGAGAATGTTTAACTCCCTCAACCGAATCTTTTCCGCAGACTCAAGTAAGAGATTTGTGATTGATGCACCCATACTACTTAAGGTTCCCACTTTAAAATTGATTTATCAGGGGGTCGTGTAGCAAAAAGAACATCCACTAAATCAGGCATTACTTCTTTAATACCTGTTTTTGGTGGGTATGCTCCTGCTAACATTAACTGCGTATTCATGGCCACTGAGACCGTGCGTTACTTCCAAATTAAGAACATAGATATTTGGTGTAACGAGGCTCCCATTGGTGACCGTCCAGTTGGTATTTACATCCCAAGTGCTACTAATTACAGCACAGAGAATATAAATTTCCGTGGATGTTTATATGATATCTGGTGTAAGAATGCATGGCGTGGAACACACAAAGACATTCGTGGCAATGATACTATTTCCCACTCTTGCTTCTATGATGGTACACGTACAAATGCTGAAGGAGTACCTATTGCAGATGCACAATCCGCTACCAGTCTACTGTTTGATGGGTACTACGCTAATTCACCGGGTGGTTCTGGTTTTTATTTGAACGGCGTAGACTACTCAAACTTTGCTATGGCTGCTGTAGACCATGCTACGTTAGCTTCTTATACATTTATCAATTCTAATGTTACAGGTACGTTAGGTGCAGAATACGCTACGGTAGAATACATCAACGTTGATGGTGGGGTAGTTGATGCCTACCTTAGTACTTACGATGATACTACTGATAATACTAACTATGTTGCTGTAGTGAAGGGTACTACCGGGGCTATTGTTAAGCTATGTGGTCGTTTCAGGACTCAGAAGTACCGACTTGCTAATGTCACTGGTTCGGATAATGTTGTAGAAATCGATATTAGTAATTATTGGAATGGTTCTTCTAAAGGTGTTCCACAATCAGTATGTACTATTGGTAATTATCTTGATGTAAAACTTGGTATCGGTGGGGCAATTCGTAGATACAGGGATGGTGTTTTGCAGGAAGGAAGAGCATCGGCTCCCTCTTATACTACTACTCCAAGTGCTACAGGTTCCCCATACTCATCCCCTATTCTAAGTTGGTATGGCTAGTCCCAGTACTACTATCCAGATACCTATGTATCGCATTAAAGAAGTGTTCCCTAACTTCAACAAGACTGGCAGTACCTTAGTAGAGTTCTTGCGTATTAAAACCACCAACGGTAATGGATTAGCAATAGGTGCTATTTTCATGTGTGCTGATAATACTGTAGTAAGTAGTAAGCTTGATAATCAAATTCAAGTAGGTAGTGGTGCAGCAGCAGCAGTTGTAACTGCAATTGCAGCTGACTCTAGCAACCTTACTATTACTTTTACAGGTACTGTTGGCGTTGGTGCTGTAGTTGAATTAAGTTACGCTTGATAAACAACCCCCTCTTCGGAGGGGTTTCCTAGAAAAACAAAGAGGTTCTTATGAACGAAATGTTCTCACAAGGTGGTAAAGGCTCTACTGGTATTCTTACCAATAAACAAGCCATTGCCCGTAGGTTTGGTGTTAAACAGTCTGAGGTTGTTTACTTCTCAGTTGGCGTAGATTTAGGTGGGTATAAAGTCATTTATGACAAAGAAACGCAAAGATCCTATTCACTACCTGCTGGTATTGCCCCAGGTACTACTGCTGTTAGTCTTGGTGCTAATGCTGTACTTGTACATTCAGCTGGTTCTGTAGACCTTGGGGAGTTAGCCGTATCTCGAGAAGAATACGTTACATTACCTGGATCATTTGATACAGGTGCTACCCTTAATGCTAAAAATGAACTACTTATCATATAGGAGGTAAGTATCGCTGGGAGGGTGAGTTACCTAAAATCGTTTCTTCCGGTTCAACTCCTGAAAGTGCTGGGGGTACTGGGTTAGGTAAGTGGGTTAGTGTTGGTGATGCTTCATTGCGAAGTGAAATAATCCCAAGGTTCTATTTTATGTCAGGCGTTGATCCTGAGATTTTTAGACGGTCATCATTATCAGATCAGGACGTATTGCAGACAGCAATAGACTATGCGACTACAAATGGTTTTTTTGTAAAACTAAATCCAAATATTGAATATAAAGTAACAACCATCAGTGTTACATGCGATGTGTTTGGTCCTGGGTTCATTTCTCGCAAAAGTGATACAACTGAAGACTTAATACAAGTCAATACTAACTCCGTAAGGATTGTAAATGTAACTATAGATGGAACAAGAACGTCCGGTTCTTCAGCTGCCAATAACATTATGATTAATGGTCGCACAGGTGTTGTGCTGGACCGTGTAGTATCAAAGGCTTCGGGAGGCCACAGCATAACAATACGCGATACCCCAGTCGGCGGTGGTAACACGGTAGCTAACTGTTTAGTTGACGGCACTCGCTCTGGTTATGGTATCTACCTGAGAAATGTTCGCGGTGAAACTATAAAGGACACCGAAATTCAATCCGCGTATTCTGACGGGCTTGTGCTATCTAACGCTACGTTTACTACCTCGCCAGTCACTATATCGAAAGTTCATGCGCATGATAACGGCGGAAACGGAATTACTATTCAGTTCATCACTAACTCGTCGACACCGGTAGCTGACCAGGTATTGATCTCCGAGTGCAAGTCTCATAACAACGGTCAAAACGGTATTGTTTGCCAGACGTCTCACTCAATAGTTTCAAACAACAGAAGCTATAACAACGGCACAACAACGTCACACCAGGGAATGCTTTATAATGGCACGTTTATAACGTCGACGGGCAATGTGTCGTATAACAACACTGGTGTTGGTTTCGATTTTGGGGACTGCCGTAGTTCAAGTTCAAATGGTGATATATCGCACTCTAATGGGTGGTTAGGCTTTGAAATTAATGCGTGTGAAGAGTTCACGTTAAGCGGTTTCATATCTCATGGAAATCTAAAAGGTAAATCGCCAGCTGATTTGCAAGCTGAAGTATTGGTCCACAAGGTACTGGTGGATATGCGTTCACCGGATTAAGTAAAGGCATAGTGGTTTCTAACGGTAGCTTTAAAGGTGGTGGAGGCGGTCAGAAGTACGCCATCCAAATTGACCCTAATAGCTATGATGTTGTTGTCACCGGAAACAACTGCAATTCGGTTGGTATTACCGATGATATTTTTACACAGAGTAGAAGGGTTATCATTGCTAACAACGTAACCCGATGGGACCCAATGAACGACTCACGAGTGTCAGCATCCGGCGCCACCCTAAGCATACCCTCAGCTGGAGATATAATTCAAATAAACGGAGCGGCAGACGTAAACAATATAACCATACAAAACTCTGGTGCTTATGTACGGGGGAGAAAAGTTATGCTGCGAGCAGATACCGCTAATACTTTAATTCTAGAGCCTGGTGGAAACATAAATATATCATCGGCAAAAACGATACAAGCAGGTAAGTTTGTTACCTTATTCTCAGCCGGAGACGGTAAATGGGAAGTGCTTTATTGATGTTTGAAACCCCGCTTCGGCGGGGTTAGTTTTTACTTATTAATAATACTTTTTATATGGAGTTTACAGTTTGCATTACCCTAACCGATACTGCTGTTAAGGTGATCACTTGTCCTGAGATATTAAGCATACCCAACTGAATACCGTCTACCATGAAAGGGTCCATTGAACCAAGCGTGTAAGTAGCTAGTACGTTATCTCTGTTAGCAATGTCCGTACCTTGTACTTTAACACTAGCGTCTGAACCTACTACTGTAGTTCCATTGATTCGTCTTGTTTGTGTTCTCCATTCCCTGGCTGTACCAGCACCCCCTGCAATAGTTCCCGAGATACGAACACTGAACATTACTTGGGTATTCCTGGTTCTGACAGGGAACTTAAGATTACCCTCTTCAATAGTTAAGGCTGCTGTACCTCCGGGTGATTTAGTTATCCCTGGTAATGAAAAGTAATTGAACCAGGACTGATCATTTACTGCTTGGTTCCCAGTCCATGTATACAAGTCCAGAAGGAAAGTATCTTCTAACTCTGTTGGTGGGATGGGTAGCAGTTCTGGTGGAAGCTCTGAGATATTATTAGCAGAAACTATTCGTTCTCCATAACTTCCCACGACCAACAAACCACCCTTCATTTTGCATACAACATCCCTACCACTTTGGAAAATATCTTTAATAGACATAGTTACCTCGTAGTTAATACCAGACACTATGTCTGGATGTACTCCATCATACTAAGTATTATCTAGGAGTCATCTTATGATACAACCCTATCGGGATTCCTAACTACATAACTACGGTAATATTATGAATGAATCAGGTGAACTGCTTCTAGTCAGACTGGAGGAACGATTGAAGACTCTGTTTGATAACCAGGCAAGAGACAGGCAGGACCGTGAGAAACTGGAGGAAACTCTGGTAGAACTACGGGATTCAATCAATGACATAGGTAACAGACTAAAGAATGTGGAGGATAGTCTAGCTAAGAATGAACCTACTATTGAAGAGTTCATCACCATTAAGCATAAAGTTGTTGGTGCTGGAATTTTCGGTAAGTGGGTGTGGGCTGGGGCAGGTGCAATTATTGGTGTATTGGCTGCTGCAAGACGGGAGATATTCGCATGGTTCGCAGGTTAAAAAGAAGGGTAGAGTTAGTACCTAACTGGAAAAGGTGCTGGAAGTGGGCATCTATTCAGATTAGTACGTTTGGTTTAATTATGTTTTCTGCCATAGATATCATTCAACCAATGCTGACAGGATTACCTCGTCACATCCTAGAAGATATTCCCCATGGTTCCAATATTGCAATCGCACTGTTTGCCTTAAATATTGTAGGTAGATTAATACGATTCCGACCAAAGGAAGATTCACATGAAAGCTAAACAGAAACTTGCTGCGAAAGGTGGTGCAGTGGGAGGAGTTATCGCTGCTATCCTGGGGGCAGTGTTTTATATGGAAGGGGGATATGTAAACAATCCTCGTGACCCAGGTGGGGAAACTAATCATGGTATTACCCAATCTGTAGCTAAGACTCATAAAGAAGTTCTGGCTACCGAGTATGGTTGGGATGGTTCTATGAAAGGTTTATCTAAAGAGATGGCTGCTGAGATATACATTGATGACTACGTACTTAAGCCTAACTTCGTAGCCTTCGCTGATATATCTCCTGCTGTAACACATAAGCTGGTGGATGCTGGTGTTAACACAGGTGTAACTCGTCCTGCTAAGTGGTTGCAGTTATCTCTTAATGAAATGTCCCGTGATGGCAAAGACTACCCTAAAATACAGGTTGATGGTAAAGTCGGTACAAGTACTGTTAATGCATATAAAGCATTACAGAAAAAACGAGGCAAAGTTGCAGCATGTCAGGTAATGATTAAGTTATTAGATGCTAAACAACTGAACCACTACACCTCATTAAACATGCCAGACTTTACGTATGGTTGGGTAGCTAACCGAATAGGCAATGTGCCGCTGGAGGCATGTAATGAAGATGCTAATCTCTAAAGGTTGGCCTTATCTTCTGGTGGTGGTCCTCGGGGCCACCATTTACTTTTGGGGTAATTCCAACGGACAGTCTACTGTTCAAAAGAAGTGGGATGACCAAAAGATTGAAGATCAGAAGGCAATACAAAAATTACAGGACAAATACAATGCTCTCCAAAGAAACCATAGTTATGAAGTTGGGTTACTTACTTCCCGGTTGCAGACGGCTGAGAGTAATTACGCAAGCGAGCTTGCTCGCGTTAGCAGTGATTATGACAGCCGGATGCAACAGTCTGAAAGACGAGCATCGGTATATAAACGTCAAGCCGAAGCCGGAACCTTTGAGTGCAGAAGTCTTGCAAGCCATGCAGCCAGACTCGACAACAGTCTTGAAGAAGGCAGACGTTTGGTTGAAGAACTCAGGGCAACTGTTAGACTCCGTGACAGCCAACTAATTGAGTTGGGTAAACAGATTCAGGCTGACCGTAAACTTTTTGAACAGGAATAACTATGGAACACCAAGACACTTTTAAGCCTTTACCAGACCCGGCTCAATCAGAGAAATTAACGGATTGGAAGAAGGAACCAAGTATCCAATTACTCAAGGGTGATTTGGAATCTGCTAAACCTGCTCACGATGCAATCATGGCACAGATTCGTGAGTGGAATGACCTGATGGAAGTCAAAGGTAAGGCTAAACCCCCAAAGGTTAAAGGACGTTCACAAGTCCAACCTAGACTGGTTCGCCGTCAGGCAGAATGGCGTTATGCACCATTGTCTGAACCATTCCTCTCATCCAACAAACTCTTTAAGGTAACCCCTGTTACTTTTGAGGATGAGTTAGCTGCACGTCAGAATGAATTAGTTCTTAACTACCAATTCCGTACCCAGCTTAATAAAGTAAAACTGGTGGATGATTACGTACATAGTATCGTGGATGATGGTACTGGTATTGCTCGCATTGGTTGGGAACGTAAGACTGTTAAGATTAAAACAGAAACTCCGGTCTTCCAGTTGTATCCAATTGAGAACCAGGAACAAGCAGATATTCTTCAGCAGGCTTTACAGCTTCAGGCAGAGAATCCCCGTGAATATGACGAAACGATGCCGGAAGATATTAAGGAAGCTGTTAACTACTTCAATGAAACTGGGGAAGCTACCTATGCAATCCAGACAGGAGTTACTGAGGTAGAGATAGAGAAGGCACTGGTTAACAGACCTACTGTTGAAATGCTTAACCCTAATAACGTAGTTATTGACCCAAGCTGTAATGGCGATTTGGATAAGGCTCTGTATGCAGTTATCTCATTTGAGACTTGCAAAGCAGACCTAATGAAGAATAAGGACCGTTATCACAACCTGGATAAGATTGACTGGGAAAGTTCTAGTCCTATGACTGACCCAGACCATGAGAGTAAAACTCCTAGTGACTTCCAGTTTAAGGATGCACTTCGTAAGAAAGTTGTTGCTTATGAATACTGGGGATTTTACGACATTAATGATGATGGTTCACTGGAACCAATTGTAGCTACCTGGATTGGTTCCACCCTTATTCGTATGGAGAAGAACCCATTCCCGGATGGTAAGTTACCTTTGGTAGTTGTTCCCTACATGCCCCGTAAACGTGAACTCTTTGGTGAAGCTGATGCTGAGCTGTTAGGTGATAACCAGGCAATTCTTGGTGCAACTATGCGTGGGATGATTGACCTGTTAGGTCGAAGTGCAAACGGACAACGTGGTTACCCTAAAGGGATGTTAGATACTCTGAATCGACGTCGATATGATGACGGGCAAGACTATGAGTATAACCCAATGCAGGGTAATCCTAGCCAGGCCATTATGGAACACAAGTTCCCTGAGTTACCTCAGTCAGCAATAGTGATGACTCAGATGCAGAACCAGGAAGCTGAAGCACTAACCGGTGTTAAAGCATTCTCTGGTGGTGTAACTGGTGCAGCTTACGGAGATGTGGCTGCTGGTATTCGTGGTGCACTCGATGCAGCATCCAAACGTGAGATGGCAATCCTTCGTCGATTAGCTAAGGGTATGGCAGACATTGGTACTAAGATTTGTGCAATGAATGCTGTGTTCTTATCTGAGAAAGAAGTAGTACGTATTACTAATGAGCAGTATGTAGAAATTAACCGTGAAGACCTTAAAGGTAACTTCGATATTGAGGTTGATATTAATACTGCTGAAATTGATAACCAGAAATCTCAGGACCTGAGCTTCATGGTTCAAACGTTAGGTAATACAGTTGATCAGACTATTACGTTATCTCTTGTAGCTAAGATTGCAGAACTTAAACGTATGCCAGACCTTGCTCATGAATTACGTACCTGGAAACCACAGCCAGACCCTATGGAAGAACAGCTTAAGCAATTGGCAATTCAGAAAGCACAGCTTGAGAATGAAGAGTTACAAAGTAAGATTGCACTCAATATGGCTAAGGCTAAAGAAGCAGCTTCTAGTGGTGACCTCAAAGATTTGGATTATCTGGAACAGGAATCTGGTACTAAACATGCTCGTGATATGGAAAAACAAAAAGCACAATCTCAAGGAAACCAGAACCTTCAAATAACTAAGGCGTTGACAACACCTACTAAAGAAGGTGAAACTACCCCCAACATATCTGCTGCTGTCGGATATAACGCTTTGACTAACGGGAACTCTTTACAGGAACGTGACTTAGCTGCACAGCAAGATCCGACTTATTCACTCAGTTCCCAGTATTATGACCCTAGCCAAGACCCAGCATCGGCTCTTGGTATGAACCTATAAGGCAGACCTTCACATGAGTAAAGAATCAACAATCGCAGGACTGGAACATCGACTGGAAGCTGCTAAAGGTGCAGTTGCACACGCAGAAGATGTACGTAAACTTCTGGAGAATCCACTGTTCCGTAAAGTAATCCTTCGCCAGTTCTGTGTAGAAGATTGTGCACGTTACGTGCAGGAGTCTGGTGACCCACTGCTTGAACCTAATAACCGTGCAGATGCACTGAACATGGCTCAAGCTGCTGGTCACTTACGTCGTTGGCTCGACCTTGCCATTCGTATGGGTGAGAATGAAGCTGACGTTATTCTACAGGTAGAAGAAGAACTCGACGCAGTTCGTGCTGAACCTGAAGACGAATAATTAACCGGAGATATTTCCTATGACTACGGAAGCTGCAACCACAGCTTCCGACATTCTCGCAATGTCGGATGATGAGATTCTGAATATGGAAGCCCCAGCTATTATTGCTGAGGAAGATACTTCCACTCAGAACAACCCAGAAACCAACGGCGTACAGACTCCTGATGAAGAAGTTGACACCTCTGCTGTTGAAGACCTACCAACCGAAGAAACCTCCCCTGAGACTGAACCAGTTGAAGATGATTCAGCAAATTCTTTAACTTCTGATAAAGTTGATGATAAAGTTGTTGACACAGAAGTTGATAGTAACGGTGAGCCGATTACTAAAGCTGAACCTTCTACTGCTGAACCAGGCCAGGAACAGAAAGAAGAAGGCAAACAGTCTGAAGGTCTGCCTGCTGACTTCAACTATAAGGAAGGTTATGAGAAGTTGATGGCTCCTTTTAAAGCTAACGGCAAAATGATTACTCCCCGTTCACCGGAGGAGGCCATTAGCCTGATGCAGATGGGTGCTAACTATACTCGTAAGATGCAAGAACTTCAGCCGTACCGTAAGGTAATGCTGATGTTACAGAACAACGGTTTAATGGATGAGGAAAAACTTTCTTTCCTGATTGACCTGGATAAGAAGAATCCCGAAGCCATTAAAAAGTTGTTGAAAGACTCTGGTACAGATCCTCTGGACTTTAATCCTGATGAGGAAATTAATTACCAGGTGGCAAACACCGTGTTACAGACACCGAAGCAGATTTTGCAACCGAAATTGACGACTTAAAGTCTACTCAAGAAGGACAAGCTACATTAGGTGTTATTAGCTCGACATGGGATGCTGCCAGTAAAGATGCTCTTTATCAGAATCGTGGCTTACTCCACACCATTCACGAACAACGTGAGAATGGTATTTATGACACCATTGCTAACGAAGTGAATCGTCTTCAGGTGTTAGGTCAGATTCCGGTAGGTACTCCGTTCATTCAGGCTTATAACTACGTTGGTAATCTCCTTGCACAGCAAGGAGCATTTAACCAAGTGGCTAAGCCTGAACCGGTACAAGCAGTTAAACCAGCAGTTCAGCCGGTAGTGCGTGTAGCACGACCTAAGCAGACTCTGGCTAACAGTGAGCAGGCTAAAGCAGCTTCCCTTAATCGGGCTGCTACACGTAAAGCAACGCCTATTGTAAACCCACTCGCTATGAGTGATGAAGATTTCGCTAAACTCCCAGTACCGGGTAGTCTTTAAACAGGAATGAGATGATATGTTAAACTATAACGCTCCAATTGACGGTCAGAAATCTAGCATTGATGGTGCTGGTTCCGACCAGATGAATACCTATTACTGGCTGAAGAAAGCTATTATTCAGTCTCGTAAAGACCAGTATTTTATGCCTCTGGCTAACACCGTTAACATGCCGAAGAACTATGGTAAGACTGTTAAGGTGTATGAGTACGTTCCTCTGCTCGATGATAAGAACATTAACGACCAGGGTATTGATGCTAATGGTGCTACCATTGTTAATGGTAACCTGTACGGTTCTTCCAAAGACGTTGGTAACATCACCTCTAAACTTCCTCTGCTGTCAGAGAATGGTGGTCGTGTTAACCGTGTAGGCTTTACTCGTTTAGCTCGTGAAGGTTCTATTCATAAGTTCGGCTTCTTCTATGAATTTACCCAAGAGTCTCTGGACTTCGATTCTGATGACCAGCTGAAAGAGCATCTATCACGTGAACTGATGAACGGTGCTGTACAGTTGACTGAAGCTGTTCTCCAGAAAGACCTGCTGGCTGCTGCTGGTACTGTACTGTACGCAGGTGCTGCTGTTTCTGATGCTACCATCACCGGTGAAGGCTCTACCCCGTCCGTAGTTTCTTATAAGAACCTGATGCGTCTTGACCAGATTCTTACTGAGAACCGTACCCCGACCCAGACTACTATCATCACTGGTTCTAAACTGACAGATACCAAAGTACTTGGTGGTACTCGTGTAATGTACGTTGGTTCTGAACTGGTTCCAGAACTGAAAGCGATGAAAGACCTGTTCGGTAACAAAGCATTCATCGAAGTTCAGCACTATGCTGATGCTGGTACATTGATGAATGGTGAAATCGGTTGTATTGATAAGTTCCGTATTATCCAGGTTCCTGAGATGCTGCATTGGGCAGGTGCTGGTGCACAGGCTACTGATAACCCAGGCTATCGCTCTTCTATGGTTGATGGTCAGGAACACTACGACGTGTTCCCGATGCTGGTAGTTGGTGACGACTCCTTCTCTACCATTGGCTTCCAGACTGATGGTAAGTCTGTTAAGTTCACTATCATGACTAAGATGCCGGGTAAAGAAACTGCTGACCGTAATGACCCGTATGGTGAAACTGGCTTCAGTTCTATCAAGTGGTACTACGGTATCCTGGTTAAACGCCCAGAACGTCTGGCTCTGATTAAGACTGTTGCTCCTCTGTAATAGTCCGAAATAAAACAAGGGGGACTTATGTCCCCCTCTTAATAAAACTAAATGAACCACAGGAAATATGAACATGAGCATTAACGATAAACCGACCACTGACGTAGAAGTGAACGTACAGGGCAACGAAGATACCGTTAACGATATTGCAATGCCTAGTGAACTTGAAGTTCTTAAGCAACGTGCAACGTTGATGAATATCAAGTTCTCTAACAACATTTCCGTTGAGAAGCTTCGTGAGAAGATTGAAGCTGCACAAGTAAAAGATGAACCAGTAGTAGAAGCTGCTGTTAATCCGCTGGGTGATAAACAAGAAGCTGGTGTTAAGAAGATGACCCTGGGTCAGAAGATTCGTGCAGAACAGACTCGACTGATTCGTGTACGTATCCAGAACCTTGACCCTAAGAAGAAAGACCTGCCGGGTGAGATTATCACCGTAGCTAACGAATACATGGGTACTGTACGTAAGTTTGTTCCATTCGGTGAAGTGACTGATAATGGCTATCATATTCCGTACTGTATCTACGAGTTCCTTAAAGAACGCAAGTTCATCAACATTACTACCCGTAAAGGTAAGAATGGCTTACCGGATATCCGTGCAACCGAAGCACGAGAGTTCTCCATTGAAGTACTGCCTCCGTTGACTGAAGCTGAATTAGCTCAACTGGCTCAAGCACAGATTGCTGCTGGTAGCCTTAACGATTAACGTATAAGCTACAGTTCAACACGGCTCACTGGGGTAACTCCGTGGGCCGTTTCTTTTTGAACCAAGAGGAATGATTATGTCTTGTTCTGCTGAGGTAGAAGCTAACCGACTCCTAGAAGAGTTAACTAAGGGTGATGACTTTACCCTTCCTGATATTGATATGTCTGGCCCTGAGTGGGATATCCCAGGTGGAGATGGTTCCCCAATCTTTGGTGCTATTACTAAGATAACCAATGAATCCCTTACTACCCGTGAAGTAGGTGGCAGTGGTACGTTTGATGCATTAATGGAATCTGCACACAATCACCTTAAAGCTGAGTTTAAAGCTAACCGTATTACGGGTGGTGAATATACCAAAGCATACATTGCTATGATGGAATCTTGCATGAGCAATGCTGTTCAGTTCTTACTTGGTCGTGACCAGGCATACTGGGCTGCTGCATTGGCACAGATTCAGGCAGTTACTGCTCGTGTTACATTGGCAACTTCTAAAGCACAGTTTGTACTAGCTAAGATTCAGGCACTGTCTGCTAAGAGTGAATATGCTCTTACTAAGTTGAAGATTGCTACTGAGTCTGAAACGTATTGTGCTGCACTGTTTAACGCTGACCAGATGTTACCTCAACAGCTTAAATTGCTTACTGAGCAGACAGAAGCACAACGTGCACAGACACTGGATACCCGTAGCGATGGAGCTACTGTTACTGGTTCTGTAGGTAAACAGAAAGAGTTGTACTCTCAACAGATTACTTCTTACCAACGCGATGCAGAGGTTAAAGCATCTAAGCTGTTTACTGACGCATGGATTACTCAGAAAACTATTGATGAAGGCTTGAACCCACCGAATGGCTTCACTAACGCAAGTATTGATACCATTCTGACCAAGCTGAAGTCTAACAACGGGCTGAACTAATATGGGTTTATTCAGTGGGAAGACCAAAGTATACGTAGCATCCTCTGTCTATAACATGGCAGGGGATATACACAAACGTCCTAACTATATGAAGACTGTAGTCATTGGTAACATTATTTCCAATACAGGATTCACTATGGCAGACACTATCTCTGATAGTTATCTGAATGGGCCGGGTATTCGTATGCGACTGTTCTCCAGCTGGAGTAAGAACCACTATGATTCGGAAGTTGGTATGGCTGGTTCTTCATTAGGTGTACTGGCTAAGATTGACCCTACTGTTATAGAGGGCCAAATTACACCACCTGCTGGAGAGTCTGTCTATGTTCAGGCAGCAGAGATAGGCTTTGCTGATTTTGAACAATGGTGTGACCAGTATCTTTATGAGAATGCCCCAAGTCGAATCATGGAACGATTCGACATAGACATTGATGAAGATACCAATGAAATTACTATGACCTCTTTAGATGGTGGTTCTACTATTACATTCACACCTACTAACTTTGAACCGGGTGCTTTGTATCTCTATGCTGATTACTCTTTCTATAAATCTCCCTCTACCAATCCACCAGTAGTAGGACCGACTACAGTCTATGATGATGAGGATGACTTACCCTCCACTTTGTTATGGACTACCGTATCAAGTGATACAACAGCTAACACAACTAACCTTACTAAGACTATACATACTCATTCTGTTTACTCTGACGGTAGACCTGATGAGGATAGTACCGTCACTGAACCAAGTGTAGATAACTGGAATTCCTACGTTAAGGTTTATCGTAGAGGATTCACTGAGAAACCTGATGATGTAACTGTAGTTGTATCTGACAGGGTAATGACCCACAGAAAGTTTGGTGAGATCCAATCCAGTACTACTGTAACTACCAATGTAGTTGATATAGGTGGCGGTGTTACTCGTACTGATACAATCACTACAACCACAGAGACACTGGTTCGTAAGTACTCATCCCAGACTACTCGTACTGATACAGAGATGACTGCTGTTGGTACACCTAAGATGCTTATCTATAAGCAGAACTCTGGTAACGTTGCACTAGATTCACTGTTTGATACCGAGGCTACTGATAACCGATTCTATCCATTCATTCCAATCAGGAATGATAAACAATGGGTAGAAAATGACCCAATCTACCCACACTGTAAGAAAGCTCTTTATAAAGCTACTGGTGGAAAAATTGATAAAGTAGTGACAGAGCTTAAGAAGAATAATGACATAGGTGATATTCAGTACATTTATGGCACATTCGGTGTATCTCTTAATTCTCCTGAAGATACTGCTAAGGAATACATTTACCGTTTCTTTCAGATGGCTACTGAAGCATTTCCACCTGACCCAACCTACCCGACTTTAGAAGCAGTAATTGCAGGTTATCAGGCAGCTAATGATGCAGTTGATGAATATGTAGCATGGTGGAACAGGACTGAAGGGCATACTATTGGAACTCCTCCACCACTACCGGAATATCCTGTTATACCTAAGCGAGAGTTTAGGATACATAGTAATAAGCGGTACAAGTATGACATGACTATTGGCTGGAACTATGTATTTGAAACTACTCACTCAGGACAAGCATGGTCTGGTGCTAAGCAGGGGCAACTACGAGCCAGGTATGCAGGAGATATAACCCTTACCCGTAAGAATATTAGGACAGCTTCTAACTCCGGTTCTGCTAAGAAACTTGAGGTAACATATACATTCTATTCAATGCAGGAGTATGAGTTACTTTGGCAGGATGGTAATAACACTTACCGTAAACTCAGAGTACTGGGTCTAAATCACTATAACAGGTATATAAGAATAAGTCAGTGCACATTGATGTTGCCGGGGCAATGGGTGATGCAGAGGAGAGTGGATTCATTATTCCACTGCACACTAACATCTACCGTTCCATGTCACTGGTTCGAAGTACTCAGCTATCCACTGCTTGTTCCTACTTAGTGATGAACTCATATAAGAAGGTTAAGAAGAAATGGTATCAGACCGGGGCATTTAAGATTGTTGTTGTTGTGGTTGCTGTAGTTATCTCTGTATTTACAGCTGGTGCTGGTGGTGCAGGTATACTTGGGGCATATGGTGCAGTTGGTGCATCTCTGGGTTTTGTTGGATTAGCTGCCGTGATTGTTGGTGCTGTAGCAAATGCCATTGCTGGAATGATTCTGGTATCCATTATCACTAAAGTATCTACGTCACTGTTCGGGGACAAGCTGGGCTTTATCATTGCTGCTATTGCTTCAATGGTAGCTATGAATGTTGGTACTGCTTTGTCTACTGGTACATCTCTGTCTACCTTAGCGAGTGAAATGATGAATGCCCAAAACATCATGCAGCTTACCAGTTCGGTAGGTAATGGTATTAGCCAGTATATTAATGCATCTACGGCTGCTACTATTCAGAAAGCAGAGAGAGTAATGCAGCAGTACAATACTGATATGATGGCAATCAATAAGCAGTATGAAGAAATGTTTGGTACTGCTGGGCAGGGTGTAATTGACCCAATGCAATTCGTGTCAATGGAGTCACTGGATTCATTCTTATCACGTACTCTCATGACTGGCTCAGATATAGCTGACCTGTCTTTAGATATGATAGGTAACTACTCTGACATGTCCCTTAATACTGACCTTGTTTAACAGGAGAATCCCCATGGATTTGTCATTCTTAACAGGCAACCAAACCCCACAGCCAGCTGCTATGTCTTGGATGTCTAATAACAATCAGAACTTTAATACCCCGGCTATGAACTATAACCCTGGTGCAGCTATTGGTATGGGTACGAATTTGGGGGTATCTACCCTACTTCTTTCCTGTCTGGTTCAGCTAATCAGTTGGGCATGAACGTACCCACCTTCCAACTAGGACTGGGTGCACTTGGTTCATTAGCTAATATCTACAGTGGTTTCCAAGCCAATAAGTTAGCCAAAGACCAGTTGAACTTTACTAAGAGTGTTACTAACACTAACCTGAACAACCAGATTAAGTCTTATAACACTGCACTGGAAGACCGTGCTCGTAGTCGTGCTGTTGCAGAAAACCGTGACCAGTCTACTGCTGATGCTTACATTGCAGCTAATAAGCTAACTCGTTAATAGGAAACCATCATGGCTCAAATTACATGGCGTAATGTTGATGCACCTAACTTCTCTGGAGTTGGTGACAGCATTCGCACATTTGGAAGCATGATTGGTAACGCCACCTCCGGCTTAAGTGATGCACTGGGTAATTTCCAGAACGCTGCCAAGCAGGAGGCTGGCAATGCCGTCATGATGAATGCTATGCAGTACCAAGACCCTACTGAGTATCGTAATGCTTTGGCATCTGGTGCACTGTTTCAGGGGGTTGACCCTTCATTGGTAAGTCAGCGTACTCTCCAGAATCTGGATGAACGAGCAGGTACTCTTCTGACTCAACAAGGTCAGCAAGGAACCAATGACTACAATGCTTATAACTTTGGTCGCTTAAAGGATGTTAACTCCGCATTAGATAATGCATCCCCAGCTATTCGTTTGCTGTCTGAGGCTTATCAGTCTGGTGACCAGAACCGTATTAATACTGCATTGGGACAAACCCGAGAGGCACTGTCTACGCTCCCTGCTGACCAACAGTTAGAATTGTTAGGTCGCCTGCAAGGACAGGGTGGTGCAGCTATTAATCAGGCAACTAATCGCTTTGACCTTAGTGTACGTCAACGCAATGATGCTGATTCACAAGCTGCATCCGGTATACTGACGGATATTTTCCGTAGTGCTTCTACTCCTATGGATGCTCTTACACTTGCAGAGTCTGCTATGCAGAATGCTTCCCCAGGTGTACGTGCTGCGATTATGCGAGGTGTGAACGAGAGATTCCCAGGTACTTATGCCACGTCTCCTTCTGGCTCTGCTCCAGGTACTGCTGGTACTCGTTCTGGTTCTCCTTATGATGCAACCTATACCTTTGCTGCTACTGATAAGCCTATTACTGAGATGACACTGGGTGAGGTTACTAATCATCAACAAACTATGATTAATAATCCATCACAAGGTCACTCCCCTGTAGGTGCATTCCAGATTAATAAAGCTACCCTGGAAGACTATGCTCCTAAAGTACTTGGTTCAGATTGGCGTAATCAGCAAATGACCCCTGAAGTACAGGACAAAATAGCTGAAGCAATCTTTAATGACCGTAAGAGTGGTAACCTTTCTAAGACTTGGGCTGCATTGCCTGACTTGGGTGTTGGTGGCTATAAGGATATGCCTTGGAGTGAAGCACGTCAGTTAATTGCACAGGCAGAAGTAGGTTCACCTATTGATCAATTGCAGACCCAGCAAGTAGTCTCAAACATGGCAGGCAATACAGTTGCTGCACGTCAGTCTGAAGACAATACTGGAACTATTACTGCTAACTATGCTCGTGCATTACGTGACAATTCTACCATTGGTGAAGTAGCAGACCGTCTTCTTAAGGATGCTTTTAAAGGTTCTGAGAAAGGGTGGATGATAGCTCGACTGAATGATGTTATGC